ACCAGATGAACCTGAAGTTCCTGAAGAGCCATCCGAACCGCTTGTTCCTGAGCTACCTGAAGTTCCGCTTGAACCAGATGAACCTGAAGTTCCGCTTGAACCAGATGAACCTGAAGTTCCCGATGAACCATCCGAACCGCTTGTTCCACTTGAACCAGATGAACCAGAAGTTCCGCTTGAACCAGATGAACCACTAGTTCCAGAACTACCATCCGAACCGCTTGTTCCGCTTGAACCAGAAGTACCGCTAGTACCTGACGCCCCATCAACACCAGAAGTGCCAGAAGTACCATCTGAGCCACTTGTACCAGAAGAACCTGATGTTCCACTACTTCCACTCGTACCTGATGAACCACTTGAACCTGAGGTTCCACTACTTCCACTTGTACCTGATGAACCTGAAGAGCCAGAAGTTCCTGAACTACCGTCCGAACCGCTTGTTCCTGATGAACCGTCTGAACCACTAGTTCCTGAACTACCATCCGAACCGCTTGTTCCTGATGAACCTGAAGAGCCAGATGTTCCTGAACTACCTGACGTACCACTACTACCATCACTACCACTTGTACCTGATGAACCACTTGAACCAGACGTTCCTGAAGAACCGCTTGTCCCTGATGAACCTGAACTTCCCGATGTACCCGAACTACCACTTGTTCCGCTTGAACCTGAAGTGCCGTCACTTCCGCTAGTTCCTGATGAACCACTTGAACCTGATGTTCCCGAACTACCACTAGTTCCAGAAGAACCATTAACACCACTTATTCCACTTGTTCCTGAAGTACCTGACGAACCATCAGAACCCGAAGTACCGTCTGTACCACTAGTTCCACTACTACCATCCGAACCACTTGTACCACTGCTACCATCTGACCCACTAGTTCCTGATGAACCTGAAGTACCATCCGTACCGCTAGTCCCGCTTGAGCCATCTGAACCTGAAGTTCCTGATGAACCGTCAGAACCACTTGTACCAGATGAACCTGAAGTTCCTGATGAACCTGAAGTTCCTGATGAACCGTCCGAACCACTTGTTCCGGAGGTACCACTACTACCGCTTGTTCCTGATGAACCAGACGTTCCCGATGTTCCACTACTACCGCTTGTTCCTGACGAGCCTGAAGTACCACTACTTCCACTAGTTCCATCTGAACCGCTTGTACCAGATGTACCATCACTTCCTGAAGTTCCACTAGTTCCATCTGAACCGCTTGTTCCTGAAGTACCGTCACTACCTGAAGTACCGTCACTACCTGATGTTCCACTTGTTCCTGATGAACCTGAAGTTCCACTGCTACCGCTAGTTCCATCTGAACCACTTGTACCTGATGAACCAGAAGTACCACTACTACCGCTTGTTCCTGAAGAACCAGATGTTCCACTTGAACCACTTGTTCCTGAAGTTCCCGATGAACCAGAAGTACCACTGCTACCGCTAGTTCCATCTGAGCCACTTGTTCCTGAAGTTCCATCACTTCCAGATGTTCCACTAGTCCCATCAGACCCTGAAGTACCGTCTGAACCACTTGTTCCCGATGTTCCGCTCGAACCAGATGTTCCACTACTACCACTTGTTCCTGAACTTCCACTAGTTCCTGATGAACCAGATGTTCCATCACTTCCCGATGTGCCACTTGTACCTGAACTACCCGATGTTCCTGATGAACCAGAAGTTCCACTACTTCCACTTGTACCTGAAGAACCTGAAGAACCTGAAGTACCATCACTTCCAGAAGTTCCACTTGTTCCAGATGCACCATCGACACCAGAAGTACCACTTGTACCATCAGTACCTGAAGTTCCAGATGTACCATCTGTACCACTTGTGCCTGAAGTGCCGTCAGAACCAGATGTTCCACTAGTTCCTGAACTACCATCAGACCCTGAAGTTCCACTGCTACCGCTTGTTCCCGAAGAACCAGATGTTCCACTAGTACCTGATGTACCATCCGTACCACTTGAACCTGATGTTCCTGAAGAACCGCTAGTTCCGTCTGTACCACTTGAACCTGATGTTCCTGAAGAACCGCTAGTTCCTGATGTTCCACTTGAACCTCGTGCTCCTACAAGACAAAGTGTAACTCCTGCCTGTGTTTTATAACCAGGATTTTGAGAATATGTAATAACCGCGACTAAAGCTCCTGTTGAAGCGGTATAACCGCTAATTAAAATATCTTCTATAATATTATCAGGTGCATATACACTTAATGTTTGTCCTGGCGCCCATGACATATTTGGATACGAAGGTCCATTGTAGGGCTGTCCTACCGATTGAAAATAATAATCACCAGCTAAGAATGGTGTACAAATTAAAGGTGATGTTCCTGATGTTCCATCACTACCTGAAGTACCACTTGTTCCATCCGAACCACTTGTACCTGAACTTCCATCTGTACCACTTGTACCAGAAGTTCCGTCCGAACCCGATGTTCCACTAGTTCCTGAACTTCCATCTGTACCACTTGTACCAGAAGTTCCGTCCGAACCACTTGTTCCACTTGAACCATCTGTACCTGAAGTACCACTTGTCCCCGAACAAATACACTGATTTATTATTGTTGTATTTGTAGGGTCACTTGCTATTACTGAACCTTGAATTGCACAAAATACTGTAGCTACGTTAGTTATAGTTGTTGATGTCACATTGTAACAACAATCAATATATTCTACTATATTATAAGATTCTGGGATATTATAAGTAACACTGTATTGTACACATGTTGCACCGTCGGTACCTGATGTTCCACTAGTTCCATCAGAACCGCTTGTCCCGCTACTACCATCTGAACCACTTGTTCCACTTGAACCATCTGTACCGCTTGTACCAGAAGTTCCATCCGAACCACTTGTTCCACTTGAACCACTAGTTCCTGAAGAACCATCTGAACCTGAAGTACCACTTGTTCCTGAAGTTCCACTTGAACCGTCTGTTCCACTTGTTCCACTTGTTCCAGATGCTCCATCAATACCAGATGTACCCGAAGTACCATCTGTTCCTGATGTACCGCTTGTTCCATCAGTACCTGAAGTTCCTGATGAACCGTCTGTACCGCTTGTTCCACTACTACCATCAGACCCACTTGTTCCGTCTGTACCTGAAGTACCACTTGTACCAGATGAACCATCCGTACCTGAAGTTCCACTTGTACCCGATGAACCATTAACACCACTTATACCACTTGTCCCACTTGTACCTGACGTACCATCTATACCTGAAGTACCACTTGAACCATCAGTTCCTGAAGTACCGCTTGTACCATCAGTTCCGCTAGTACCACTTGTACCATCGGTACCTGAAGTACCGCTAGTTCCATCCGTACCACTTGTACCTGACGTACCATCTGTTCCGCTTGTACCATCCGTACCACTTGTTCCTGATGAACCGTCAGTACCGCTAGTACCTGATGAACCATCTGTGCCGCTAGTTCCGTCAGTACCTGATGTACCACTAGTTCCTGATGCACCATCTACACCTGAAGTTCCGCTTGTACCATCAGTACCTGAAGTTCCTGAAGAACCGTCTGTTCCGCTTGTACCATCAGTACCTGAAGTTCCTGAAGAACCGTCTGTTCCGCTAGTTCCTGAAGAACCGTCTGTTCCGCTAGTTCCTGAAGAACCGTCTGTTCCGCTAGTCCCTGAAGAACCATCTGTTCCGCTTGTTCCATCAGTTCCTGAAGTACCACTTGAACCGTCTGTTCCGCTAGTTCCTGAACTTCCATCAGTACCTGAAGTTCCGCTGGAACCGTCCGTACCACTTGTCCCAGAACTTCCGTCGGTTCCACTTGTACCACTTGTTCCTGAAGCTCCATCTATACCTGAAGTTCCGTCTGTACCTGAAGTACCACTTGAACCATCAGTTCCACTTGTTCCGCTTGTTCCGTCTGTACCTGAAGTACCACTTGTACCATCTGTCCCTGAAGTACCACTTGTACCATCTGTACCTGAAGTTCCTGAAGAACCATCTGTTCCGCTTGTACCGCTACTACCATCAGTTCCACTTGTACCTGAAGTTCCTGAAGAACCATCTGTTCCGCTTGTACCGCTACTACCATCAGTTCCACTTGTACCTGAAGTCCCTGAAGCACCATCTGTTCCGCTTGTACCGCTACTACCATCAGTTCCACTTGTACCTGAAGTCCCTGAAGCACCATCTAAACCTGAAGTTCCTGAAGAACCATCAGTTCCACTAGTACCACTAGTTCCGTCCGTCCCTGAAGTACCGCTTGAACCATCAGTTCCACTTGTTCCGTCAGTACCTGAAGTTCCTGAAGAACCATCAGTTCCACTTGTTCCACTTGTACCATCCGTACCTGAAGTTCCTGAAGAACCATGCGTACCGCTTGTACCATCTGTTCCGCTAGTACCTGAAGAACCGTCTGTACCGCTTGTCCCATCAGTACCACTTGTACCACTTGAACCGTCTATACCACTTACACCAGATGTACCTGAAGTTCCATTACTTCCATCAGTACCTGATGTTCCACTTGTTCCACTACTACCGTCAGTACCTGAAGTACCACTACTTCCATCCGTACCACTTGTTCCTGAACTTCCGTCTGTTCCACTTGTTCCTGAACTTCCGTCCGTCCCACTTGTTCCTGAACTTCCGTCTGTTCCGCTAGTTCCTGAAGAACCATCACTACCCGAAGTTCCACTAGTCCCTGAAGCTCCGTCAATTCCTGAAGTACCAGAACTACCGTCTGTTCCACTTGTGCCTGAAGTACCATCCGTACCGCTAGTACCACTTGAACCATCTGTTCCGCTTGTACCACTTGAACCATCAGTTCCACTAGTACCACTTGAACCATCAGTTCCACTAGTACCACTTGAACCATCTGTTCCACTTGTACCTGAAGTACCATCCGAACCACTAGTTCCTGATGTTCCACTTGAGCCGTCTGTTCCGCTAGTACCTGAACTACCGTCAGTACCGCTAGTTCCATCTGTTCCTGATGTACCACTTGAACCATCTGTACCTGAAGTACCGCTTGTTCCTGAAGCACCATCTATTCCTGAAGTACCGCTTGACCCGTCAGTACCACTTGTTCCACTACTTCCATCAGTTCCTGAAGTACCATTTGAACCATCAGTTCCCGAAGTACCGCTTGTACCATCTGTTCCTGAACTTCCACTTGTACCATCACTACCAGAAGTACCACTTGTTCCTGATGCTCCATCTATACCTGAAGTTCCTGAAGTTCCGTCTGTACCTGAAGTACCACTTGAACCATCAGTTCCACTTGTTCCGTCAGTACCTGAAGTTCCTGAAGAACCATCAGTTCCACTTGTTCCACTTGTACCATCAGTTCCACTTGTTCCATCCGTACCTGAAGTTCCTGAAGAACCATCCGTACCGCTAGTACCACTTGAACCATCAGTACCTGAAGTTCCTGAAGAACCATCCGTACCCGAAGTTCCGCTTGAACCATTAGTTCCGCTTGTCCCATCAGTACCCGAAGTACCGCTTGAGCCGTCTATACCACTTACACCAGATGTACCTGATGTTCCGCTTGTTCCACTACTACCGTCAGTACCTGAAGTACCACTAGTTCCATCGGTTCCACTTGTTCCTGAACTTCCGTCTGTTCCACTTGTTCCTGAACTTCCGTCTGTTCCACTTGTTCCTGAAGAACCATCACTTCCGGAAGTTCCACTTGTTCCCGAAGCTCCATCGATTCCTGAAGTACCCGAACTACCATCTGTACCACTTGAACCATCTGTACCTGATGTACCGCTAGTTCCGTCCGTACCTGAAGTACCACTTGAACCATCAGTTCCGCTAGTTCCACTTGTACCATCGGTACCATCAACACCACTTATACCACTTGTACCCGAAGTTCCATCACTTCCTGAAGTACCACTTGTTCCGTCTGTTCCACTTGTTCCTGAACTTCCATCTGTTCCACTTGTTCCTGAACTTCCATCTGTTCCACTTGTTCCTGAACTTCCATCTGTTCCACTAGTACCACTTGAACCATCAGTCCCGCTTGTACCACTTGAACCGTCAGTTCCACTAGTACCACTTGAACCATCTGTTCCACTAGTTCCATCAGTACCTGATGTTCCACTAGTACCACTACTACCATCTATACCACTAACGCCTGATGTACCTGAAGTACCATCAGTTCCACTTGTTCCACTTGAACCGTCTGTACCCGAAGTTCCGCTAGAACCGTCTGTTCCACTAGTTCCCGAAGTTCCGTCTACACCTGAAGTACCATCAGTTCCACTTGTTCCACTTGAACCGTCTGTACCATTAGTTCCTGAAGTACCATCAGTACCGCTAGTTCCTGAAGAACCGTCTGTACCGCTAGTTCCTGAAGAACCATCAATTCCACTTACCCCCGAAGTACCTGAAGTACCATCAGTTCCTGAAGTACCTGATGAACCAGATGTTCCCGTTCCACCAGTAAAATTAACTATTACATTCCCACCTCCATTATTGATAACAGAAGCCCCTGAAAATGTCATACCTGTAACGTTTGTTGCCGTTACACCTGACGTGGCATCATAAACGGTTAGAGGACTTCCACCTCCACTTGTAAATCCTGTAATATTAACTGAAGAACCATCACTATTTTTTAATGTCAACGTACCTGTTCCACTATTATATGTTCCTCCAGTTACCGTACCTGTGAATCCAGTGATTGTAACTGTACCACCTGTATTATTATATAAATCTAATGTTGTTATTGCAGAATAATATGTTCCACCTGTGATTTGAACGTCACTACCCCAAAATATTTGCCAACGGGAATCTAAACCACCTGTATATCCCTCAATAGTTGAGCCAGTCCAAGCATTTATAAACGCAGCACCTTCAGGTGTATCATCATAAACTTCATACCCTGTACCCAAATCATTAATTGAACCAACAAGTTCGGCAGCATTCCACAATGCTGTAAATGCGGTCATTGTATATTGATATACAGTATCTGTTTCTTGAACATAAACTTGCATACCTAATCTTCTACGACCAGAAGAAATTCCATCATTATTTAATTGTAAAATATTTGGAATGGAATATGGTACGTTGTATTGAAAACTAATTGGAATAGAGTTTCCTGAATATAAAACAGGTCCTCCATTAATTAGTACATCGTTTGGTATTGTCCAATCCAAATCCGATAAGTAAAATACTTCCATGTACCCACCAATACTATTAACGGAGAATATAGTACCTGTGTCTGATTCTCTAAGTACTGAATTAGGTGCACTTACTAATATTGATGATGTCGGATTTTTATAGTGAAAGCTCATGTTGTTTTTATTATTAAATATTTTTAGATTAATGTTCCGCCTTGCCAATATAAGTTATTTCCACTATTTGTTATGTTTACTCCAGCACCAGGTTTAGTTGTATATACTCTATAAGTTCCTGCAGGTATGTTTGTTGAACCAGAATAGTTAAACAATAATGATGAATAAACTGTATTCATCGTAAAGTTTGTTCCTGGAGGGTTTGCAGTACCTTCTTTAATTGTTTGATATGTTTGTCCATTAGTTGCTCCTGTTGAAACTATCCAAGTGTACCAAGCAACTTCTCCAGAAGGTACAGTTGTATTTGGAACTTGAATTGTTTGGAATGTATATGCAACAATTGAATTACCATAAGCATCCAAACCACCTGTAGTTGTTGAAATAGGTGCTGTAAATATTGGTGGTTCAGAACTTCCCCAACCATTATAGGCAACATAAGCATTCATTTGAGCATCAAACGTCGCTTGAACATTTGATGGTGAGTTGATATTCAACCCTCTAAACGTACTTCCTTGACCCAACATGTACGTATTCAATGCATTTCTAATAGTCACATCATTTCTATCTATGAATAGATAAGCAAATAATCCTAAAGGAGTCGATGACGGTGTTGGTGTGTGTGTTGGTGTATTTGTTGGTGTGTTAGTTGGAGTTTGGGTATTTGTTGGTGTGTTAGTTGGAGTTTGGGTATTTGTTGGTGTGTTAGTTGGAGTTTGAGTTGGTGTGTTTGTAGGTGTTTGTGTTGTAGTTGATGTTGGTGTGTTAGTTGGAGTTTGGGTATTTGTTGGTGTGTTAGTTGGAGTTTGAGTTGGTGTGTTCGTAGGAGTTTGAGTTGGTGTTGATGTTACTGTTGATGTTGGAGTAGTTGTATTTGTTGGTGTATTAGTTGGAGTTTGAGTTGGCGTGTTTGTAGGAGTTTGAGTTGGTGTTGATGTTACTGTTGATGTTGGAGTATTAGTAGGAGTTTGAGTGTTAGTTGGTGTTAGTGTAGGTGTTGGCGTATTTGTAGGAGTCTCCGTTTGACTTGGGGTTACCGTAGTAGTTGGAGTTTGAGTATTAGTTGGTGTGTTTGTTACACTTGGAGTTGGCGTATTAGTAGGAGTCTCCGTCGGTGTTTGAGTTGGCGTGTTTGTAGGAGTTTCAGTTGGTGTTGACGTTACTGTTGATGTTGGAGTGTTAGTTGGAGTTTGTGTATTTGTTGGAGTATTAGTCGGAGTTTCTGTAACTGTCGGAGTAACTGTTGAAGTTGGTGTTATCGTATTAGTTGGGCTTGGAGTTAGACCAGGTGTTTGAGTGTTAGTCGGTGTAATTGTAATTGTTGGAGTTATTGTAGGAGTAGTTGTTGGTGTCGAAGTAACGGTTGGGGTTGGTGTCGATGTTTGATTTGTTGGCGTAATACTTGGTGTTGGTGTTGGAGTTGGTGAGCCGCATTGAAGCGTAACAACAACACCGTTCAACATTTGTGTTCTTGTTTGAGCTGATAAATAAATTACACTATCAACATAAACATTGAAAGGACCCAAAGCGTTTGAGTTTTGTGCTAACCTAACAATGTATGAAGTACAACCTGTTACTGTAACTTGTTGTTCAATTTGATTATTACATCCCGGTGCATTATTGGTAACTGTTATTGAATAAGTTGACATCCGATGTTTTTTATTTAATAAATACCACGACAATTATATTTCAATAAAAAATAAAACCGAATATTATAAAAAATAAAATGTTGTCTAATTATGATGTTAGTTAGGGTACAATAGAAAATGTACAACTTGATTTTTGTATTGTTATATCCACAACACAAGAAGCTAATTGAATTGTAATTTCGAACGCACATCCGAAAGTACAATCCAAAATTTTGAACACTTGACATCCATTATCATCAACCAAGGTAAGCATGATTTCGGGTGCGGTTTCAAATATAGATGGTATGGTTGAATTATAAGTTTGGACAGGAGGTACAGGTCCTGGATTTATGGTTCCAAGCAAAAATTGATTGTTCCCATAAACGTCAGATATGTAGGCATTTATTGGATAAGTTCCACCCGAAATATTTGTTATTCTTACTTGAACCATTTCTTATATTTTAATTACATGACAAACACATGATATCATAAACAATAGTCAATTTAACAACTATTTCTTGACCATTCAATGTATTATCACCTGGTTTTGTATTAATAATTATTTGATTATTTAACGAATCTATCGTCACTCCACCAATTCCTGGAATTGTTAAAAGTAAACTTTTAACCGTGTCGTAATACAAATTATCACTTGGAGCCATGACTAACGTTGTACCTGTGAAAAAGTTTTCACTTGTACTCAAACCTAAAGGGTTAACTGAAACTTCAACACCAAAAACCGCCGAAATTAAATCACAGTTTGTTTTGTCATTAGTCAAATCATTGAATCCTTCATTTAACATTTGAGTCAATCCATACTTTGTTTGTGATTGTACCGTAAATTGGTCTCCAGCCATTACATATGTTTGATAAGATACATAAAGTGACTGACAATCTATTGTTGTACTTCTTGTTAAAGTACATCCATTTGAATCTACAACAGTTAAACTATATGTTCCACCTGTTAATCCTGAAACTTGGATTTCTTGTGGATTGTTTGGAACATTATTTGACCAAGAATATGTGAATGGTGGTTCTCCCGTTGATATGAGTGCCGTTAAAGTCCCATCAGAACCATTTCCACATGAGGTACTATACAAACTAAAATCTAAAGGTTGACTTTCTCCAACGTAAACTTGTGTTGTTTGACTACATCCCGTGAAATCGGTTACGGTAATTGTATGTTGACCTGATGCAACATTTGTAAATGTAACCGCTGACAATGTTGTATTCAAAACATTTTGAACTCCATCCAAAGAATAACTATATGGCGATTGACCTCCTGTTGTCTTTTGAACAAGAACGGTACCGTTATTTTGATTACAAGTTGTCCCTGTTGTTTGTGTTGATATTTCAAAAGTATTGCTTGCAATTAACGTTATTTCATCCATATAAGAACATCCCGAAGAATCTTGCACTGCAACTCCGTATGTTCCTGAATAAAGATTACTAAATAGTTGGGCGGTTTGTGAATTTATTATATTCAAAGTACTACTATCAGGATAGATTAATGTATAGGTATAAGGTGAAGTTCCACCAACAACCGAAATTTTAATAGAACCATTTGTACTTGAACATGTACTTCCTTGGCTTGTTATAGTAACAGATGCAAGACCCAATGGAGTCAACAAACTTGTAGAAACTAAAATATTACAGAATGCAGAATCAGTTACCAAAACACTATAATCACCTGCGGACAATCCTGAAATCGACCAAGTCTTTGCATATTGTATTTGAACATTTCCTGTTGATGCAGAATAATAATATGGCGCAGTTCCACCTGTAATTTGAATCGTTAAAACACCATTATTTGAAAAACAAGTTGGTTGTATTGCTGTGAATGCTCCAAAACCTAAAACATCCACGTCTGAAACAACAGCGGTTTGTGTTAATGAACATCCCAAACTGTCAGTAACTTGTACTGAATATGTTCCTGACGTTAAACCTGTAATACTACTCGTTGTAAAACCATTACTCCATAGATAGGTATATGGTGCAACACCTGTCTGTCCTGTAACAATTATCTTTCCAATTGGTGTGCCACCGCAACTCGAGTTCGGAACAATATATAATCCGTATTCGAACGGTTGACTATCTTCAACTATAAAGTTTGCAGTTTGACCGGTAGAACCACCCAAATCTTCAACAAGCATGAAATAAGTACCAGCGCTCAAGTTGTTAAAAACTACATTCGATGTATTTGTAATTGCAGAAGTGATATAAGTGTTATAACCAGAATACAAGTAAAAATTTGTTGTTGAGTAGTTTGAAGTTGATGTACCCGTAACTGAACCATTATCTAAAGCACATGTTGTGCTTTGAACCGCAACTATACTTCCACAGACTCCAGACGATACAGGTATGTTAATGTAAAATTCTTGGTTTGTGGGCAACGTACTGTCGTTAACCCTTACACCATAAGTGTCCGCACTTAAACCAGTTCTGATTGATGGATTAAAAGTAACAACGTCTGAACCCAAGTTTGGACTAACCCATTCTACTGTATATGGTGGAGTACCACCATTTAAGGTTATTGAAATCGACCCTACATTTGTGTTAGTTGAGTCCCCTGTTACCAATATATTATACTGAAATGCTGACATTATTATGAACAATTAATATTAATGTTTATTCCCACATTTAACGATATTGTATCAATTACATTTGAAGTCAAACACGCTAAATTTGTTACGGTTAATGTATTACCATTTAGGTAATATGTGTAGCCATAATTATACAATTGGGGTAAATAATTAATCAATGCATTTCTCCATTGTGTATTTGTTGGAACGTCTGACATTCCATAACCTGTATAAAAATATTCTTTAATTATTTGTTGTCCGTCAATCGTTAAATCAACATACCAATCAGTAAGGACAGAATTTTGTTGACATTGATTTAATGTTAAACCACTTTGAGCCAACATATTATTTACTCTGTTAACCAAAATACTACTGAAATTTGATACAGTTAAATCACCATTAAACCATGGATATATACTAAAATCAACGTATTCTGTGTTACATGTGTAATTAAAAATGTTTGATATTATAAAACAAGGTTCAACAGGTACAGGTATAAATTGACATCCTCTTTGTCGTCTGTAAACAAATTTTTGTTTGTTTAAGATTGAATTCTCTAATCTAACTCCTCCATTCCAAATCGTTGTTGCAGGTACCATTTGTTCAACAAGTTTTGTCCAATATGGGCCAATACCATTCACATAATCAATTAACTTTTGATATGTGTATTTGTTGTTTGGTAATCCAACAGTTTGTTCTGATTCAATATATTTCCAAAATATCGATTGTAATGTTGGATAACCACCTGTCTTACCATCAGTTATATATTGTCTGTTTCTTGTATTAATCATGTTTTCCCAAAACGTTTGAGAAAATTCGAAGAACGTTTTTTTCTTTGGTTCAGGATTAATATATGTCCAATCAACTCCACCAGGAACTGGATAACCAACCGTCAATCCTGATTCAGGTATTGGATAATCATATTGTCTTGATTGTACCCATACATCGTATAAAAGTCCTTGTGCAGGATTCATAAAAATGTCGACATTCTTAACATTCAAAACTAATTTTTCATTGTCTACAAAATAGTAAGCATTGTAATCACCTTGAGTTGATACTCTTATCTTGTCATCATCTGCTAACCATGATTTATTATTATCAACAACTTTTTCTAACTTGAATCCTTCATTTATGTATGGGAACTGTCTGTATCGATTCAAATATGTTTGACCATAAGTAAATGGAGTTAGTTGTGTTTGGATATTATAATTTTGACCTGTATAAACATTTCCCGTAAGTTGAACTTCATCAGGACTTCTATGTTGTGATGTAGTTTCATACCAACCTGCACCAATTTGGAAAAAGAATGTTTCTGTGTTTGCAGGTGCTTTAGGGTATCCTTCGGCATCGATTGGGTAATCCGACAATCTTACATTAACACTTTGGTAAGTTGCTGATGATGTAAACGCAGTATATAAATGACCTTTAATTTTATAAGTGTCACCAGGTAAATAAGCTGGTACAGTATCAACATAAGTTCCACCTGATATTTGCGCAAACTGTGTGTAGAATTGGTCGAGATTAATTTTTTGGTCGGCAAGGTAAATGTGTTCATTATATTCAATTAATGAATCAGGCGCACCAATCAATCTTAATAAAAACTCTATTGACCTTCTCGTCCCTTTTGATTTGAAAAGGTAAGAAGCATTCAAAATTAAATTTCTATAGTATGCATAGTTTAACTCTGTTGGTGTTAGAGCTCTTGCATAACCAGGATATGTTGGTGTTGACGTATTACCAAATACTGAACTTAAAAAGTTTTCATTTGTGATTGGTGAAAAGTTTGATGACCAACCCAACGTTCTTGCCAAGTTAACCAATAATTCTGATGGTATATCGTTTGATGGATTATAGTTAACAGAATTCATGTAAGCCAAACCATCAATGAATTGTTTTATTTGGTCAAAACTCCTACCATATATCTGAAATATTTTTTCAACTTTTTGTCCCAAAGTGTCGAATTCTTTCAAAGAATCCGTAATTAAAAATCTTGAAATCAAATTGGTTTTGAATGAATCCAAATTAACCGCAATTTCTTGAATTTGTGTCAAATACTCATCAAAAAGAAATGAGCTGATGTCCAAATTCCATGGCCCTTGTTTTGGCCAAGTCACTTGTCTGTATTCCGTATAAATTTGTCCGTATTCATTTTGTTGTGGGACTTGGAATGCCGCAGTATATTCAGGTCTAACCAATCTGTTAACCAAGAATTTTTCAACTTCATCAAATGATTCTTGGAAAACTTTATCAACAATATAATCATTTGGTCTGATTTGATAATCGTCAGTTATTGTTGTTGCACTTGTTCCAAAAGGAGCGCCCGAAACATAAAATTGTAGGTAACCCAAAGATAGAGTTTCTGATGGAACAAACGATAGTACTTGATAAATGTTATCATTTATACTAACACAATAATCCAAGTAAGTGTTATATAAGTTTCTGTATTGTGAAACTGTTATTTCCCTAACGGATAAGTTAGTTGCTGCACTTACAGAATAATCAATGTCAAATGGATTATTAAATCTGTCAACATTAACTTTGAAATATGTTTCGTCTGTTTGTATATCATATGATATGTCGTACGCGGTAAAACCTGTATTGAACGAGTCGTTATTAAACATAACGTCTACAGACGCAGGGAAATAATTAATAATTCTTGTAATTGAAACACTAAATCTTTTTGACAAGGAACCATACATCGAAAAGTTAAGAACTTGGGAAACATCGTAATTTGGATAAACTCGGAACTGTGTTGCAAGAATTGCCCTACTTTGTTCCAAACTATCAATGTTCATCATATCCAATGACATTGGTTCGGAGAATGCTCCTACGTTGAATGTTCTATTTACCTTTTCCGTAACTCCAGTTGTAAACTCGAAGTTACCTTGCGTAAGTCCTCCACCCTCAACAGTTTGTAATCCTACAATATTGTCGGAGAAGGTTCCCGCACCGTTTCCTGGTCTTGGTGGGTAAAAGTATTTAGTATTTTTTGTTGTTACCGCCATTAACCTGTGATTGTTGTGAAGTTTTTACTAAAATCAATATTATTACCTCTACTCTGTCTAACTTCATACAACAATGCGTTGAATTGGTCTCTAATTTCGTACAAGTTGTATTGTCTGTAGATATTGTTTTGAGTATCGTAGATAGTGTAAATACCGTCATCAATAGATTTAGTTTGATTACCGTAAAGAGCAATAGCAAGAGATGAGACATCGTACTCAACCATATCAATCTCCAATGTTATTGGATTGAAATATGTATTACTGATAATAATACTCTGATTTGGTTGACCAATAAATGGAGTTGCATTTGGTTTGTTAGTCGGTGACGATGATGGTGATAAAGTCAAAAATATTAAATTTGAATTTCCATCAACATATCTATATCTAATTGATTTTTGTGTTGTGTTAATTTCGTTTGTCACAACAGGCTCACAGAAAAATGATGAAGTTACAACCCTAAAAAAGTTAGGAATTTTTGAACCATCAGCATTCAAGTATTCAACTCTAAATCCAACCAATCCTTGAGGAACGAATTTGTTTTGATATTGAACGGGAACATTTGTTACATCAATAACAATCCCTTTTACGTTTGGTAATGCACTTAACACACCACAATCTGTAATCAATGTTCTTATTTGAGCTGGTCTCAAATAAAGTGTGTAAATTCCAATCGCATTAAATTGTTCTGCAGGTAAAGTTAAGTTATATAACCCTCCCAAAATTTCAACATTTGCATTACCCCCTGTTTGTGTATTATTAAAGTAAGGTTTCAACAATGTTTGAGCATCAAGTTCAGTTAGGACATAGTTATCTGTAACATCTCTTGATGGTGTGTAATTCATTATTATTTGCACGTCTTCAGGTGAAACATCACTTGGTCGAATTGTGCCGTATGAACCGATTGCCATAATTTCTTTTTATCTTATAAATAGTTTAGTTCTTTTTTTCAACATTAAAAAATCCATAACCGTAGTTAATCATATCTCCAAGATTATCGACTTCTCCTAACCTCTGAATTCTTTCATATGCGGAGTTCTTTCCTCTTTCAATGAATATGCTCGATTGGATTTGTGCTTGGTCAACAACTTTTAACAATACTTCCTCTTTGGTGATTGGTGTTTGTGTTAAATTGTTTTCGGTAAATCCTGATGATGGTTCAAAAAATATTGTTGTACCATCAACATAATCATAATAATTTACGTTGTTTATCGTATACGCTGTGTATATGGAATTCATATCTGTTATTATTCCCCAAATCTGTCCATTTTTAATTACAGGTGTTCCAACTTGGTATTTTACTGAACCATATAATGCCAAATCTGTTATACTTGATTTTGTCAGTCCTGAAACCGTATATGGTACCGTAACGTAGTTAAACGATGTTTGAGCCGACACTTCATTAACCGCATCACCTGAAAATATGTAGTTATAACTTACAGGAGTGTTAATCCAATTACCACCCGCAGGAATAAAAAACGCTTCACCATTTGGATTATTTATCACGACGTTTGAATATGGCGTAGTGATTGTTTTACTTACTCTTGTAACTCCCCAAGGATTTGTTTGTTCCAAAGTAATAACATATTGTGCGTTCGCCGTTGGGTAAGTATGACTTAACGAATTTGGTGTGTAAACTGAAATAGTTTGTTTTGGTGACCCGTCACCCCAATCTACTTTATATGCCGATAAGTCCAAAAATTTTTGGAACTCACTTGATGTATTGTAGATATTATAAACATACGGATTTGATGTGGTTGATGAAAAAATAAAATTGGCAACAACATCTTTTTGTAGTACCGCTCCATCGAATGGACTATAATATCCTGCATCAACCGCAGTTTGAGTAATTAAAATTGGAATTGTTAAACCTGTTAATATTGAACTTCCGTTTGGCCCTGCAGACAAAACTTGTGTCATAGCAGAATAAACACCAGTCGTTTCTCCTGTATAACTGGGTCCAACATTTTGACCTTGCATGTTAACCGTAAAAATATCACCCAATATTGTTTCAGGGGATACAACGAATCTATAAAAATTTTCCATTATTTCGGATTAACATATTCATACCATTTTATGGGTACCACCGCACCCGCTCGCTCTCCGTTGTTACTATAAATTGTTTGATGTGGATTCAAATTGAACACTTGATAGTTTCTTTTATCGTAATCCAATTTAACCCTATAATAGAAATACTGTGTACTATCAAAATTAAATTTATCGCCAACAATAGATGATTGAGGCATGTTCATCATTTTTGTGAAATAACCATTTTTTGCATCATAAAACTTTGCTGTCATATAGAATGTATCTATATCCAAAAAGTTTCTTTTCTTCAACCAATAAATAAAAAACCCTTCTTTATCACCAACATAATCAAGAACGAAATATGGTCTTTTGATATTAACCAATGTTCGTTGCATTTGAGCTTCCATTGTTAATCCTTGTTGTGTTGGTATTATAAGTGTGATGTAATTTGTTTGTCGTTTTTCATCAGGAGTATCATATAAATCCAATTTGAAAAATGAGTTTGAAAAGTTGTTTAAGTAGTAATAAATTTCAGTTGGTGTGAAACCTTCTGACATATAGTTATTTCTCCAATTTGTATCTGTATTCAATGAACCACCAGAATAAAAATTAAATTCATATTGTATATCAGTAACTTCGTACTTGTTGTCACTAAATGGGTCAGTTATTGTAGTTGGTGCATGTGCAAACCTATCCACTTCAAAGTCACCATATTGTCCTGTGACCTTTTTAATTACTTCACCTTCATACTCATCAATACTTTGGTCCAAACCCAAATAATCCCAAGTAAGTTCAATTGGGATTACCAATTGTTTGTTGGTAAATGTATCCTTCCTTATTTCAATTTTATTCACAGCCATCGATTAAAGGTTTTACAGGGTATGAAACTCCAAGAATTGCGGAGTTATAGTTTATTCCTTCAGGAATTAATCTAAATTGAAATTCACTAAATGGATATTGGGCAAAGTTTAAGAAGGGATAATTTACTCCTCTTCCCAAATTATCTTTGAAACCATAAGTATATAAATCCCTCCATCTAAATTGTTGGTCAGAATTAGAGAAGTAAGCGTAGCTTGGAATGCCATCTATAAATTGTACATCACCAGTTTCAACATAATCCGAAAAAACTCTGATAGTCATAGATGAATGTGGTTGATAGTAAAATCCTGGTATATTTGTTGAAGGTGTTTTTACGGTTTTGAAGATGTTTTGGTTGTATTTTATTTTATGGAAATACGGTGATATAACTCTTTCAGCTTGGTCATAATCATTCCACTCACAAAAATCACCATCCATTGTGTCTCCTGACATTAAGTTTTGGTTGTAATAAAATGTTTTTGTTACACCACTTGTTTTTGTATAACTTAATGTTTGAATGTTTGTATTTGAATCAAGGTTTGTTGAATCCCACCAAAAGTTTGAGCTTTTTGTTATGTTAAATTTCCATCCTTGTTTCACACCAACACCATTTGTTGGTTCATTAAAATAACCTGTATAACCTTTGTTGATAATAGTCAAAAATAATTCACTTATTGGTCTTTTCTGATTATCTAATAATCCTTTCAAATCCAAATCTCGATTAACCGTTACACTAAATGAATTACTACTAGTTTTTTGTGAAACTCTTGAAACATTATTTGGTGTTATTGAACTGTATTCGAATTTTTTTTCTTCCAAAAACACATTTTTTTCAAAAGCATTTTTTGTCATAACACAATCTTCAAGATTGGTTATAATTTTATGTTGTCTAACATAATATTTTGATTTTGTTTCCAAAATATTTTCAGGATTTGTAACACGTTTGAAGGTTCCTGTTACAGAATTTGCAAAAGTCGCGCCGGTGTATCCAACATTATAAATGTTAAAAACATATTCATCACTACCAAATTGACCGTTGCCCAATGAAAACACTTGGAATAAATTTATCCCATTATAGTTAAATGAAAGTTCAACGTATTCTCCGACTGTCAAACCGTGAGGTGCAATACATTGAAATGCAACCACATTACTACCATTTTGAACCAAGTTAGTAATCGAAAAAGGTATTCCGTCTGAAGCCTTCCAATTCAAACTTGTATTGTTCAAGTTATAATATAATTGTTTATCATAGTCATTTTGATAAGCATAACTAACGTAATAAGTCCAATTGTATGTATAAGCACTTTTAGCTTGATAAAATATATGTTGGTCACTTACATCAGGTCTATAAAAGTCGAACTCGTAATATTGCGGAAAACCATACCAAGTATTACTTTGTTTTGAGTTGACAGGGTCTAAATAATATAAAGTATTTATAAATGGAATATATTGGGTTGTACCACTATACGTATTCGAATAAAGATAGTTTATCTTAAATGTTGGTCTGAAGACTGTACAAGCTTGTCTTTCATCATCATAAAGTTGAGCTAAACTAATACTTTGACTACGAGCATATTCAGTCATTTCCTGACTTTGTTGTTCCAAAGATAAACTAATTTCTTGGTCAACAAATGGAGCCGACTTATATCTTAAGTTACTTGGTATTATCGTATAGTTATTCACTTACTGAATATTTTCTTTTGAATTGGTCTAATGCTGTATCACCTTTGATAGTTCCGAAATAGAAATGGAATGGTGCTCCAACAATAAATTTATTACCTGTAGCATTGAATGTGTTACTCGATTGATAGTTACCATTTGCATCTTTTGCAAAAATGTAACCTGTCGCGTATAAATCAGAAACGCTTGAAGTTGTTGGTCTAAAATAATTTGGTGTCCCTAAAAATGTTCTATCCAATGATTGGTATCTTTGGTTTTGAACTATATCGCTTGGTCCAGTTGCCCAATTATTCAACTGACTTCCAAAAATTAAATTATTTTGGTTGTCCTTCAGTTCCCATTTGTAATGTGGTACAACTTGTGATTTGTTACCATATAAATAAGGATAATTTGCACTGTTGTTCGAAGTTCTAAAGTTAATTCTACCAGGTGTTAAATAATCTTTAGTTTGAATGTTTTGTGTTGTTGATGAAAACCACACCGCCATTACTGGATTACCAGGAGTACCCAATACATTTGTCGGTGAATTTGTAGGTTTTGTTGCATAATATTCAGGTGAAAAATTAACGTTACCTATTTCAGAGTTGATTGAACAAAGTTGAACAAAATCACCATCAACCCTTGCTTTTGGCGTAAAAAACCCTAAAAACCCAGCGCCATTATCGGGTCTAGAAAAAAGTATTGCAAGTGAATCATTTAAGAAACCAAAAATTCTTGATAAAAACCCTGAATCCACCATTCTGGATATAACAAACAAGTTTACTAAATCTGAAGTATCACCATATGATGTGGATTCTAAAGTCGGTATTATATACGCATTTGTTGATGGGTCAAAAACAATTTCAGAATAAAAACTATCTTTGAAACCTAAATTAATTAATGTTGTCGGAAACATTAAATTTAATGTGTTAACCGCTCCTCCGTCTTGGTCGGACAATCTACCAACAAAGTTTTTTGTATAAACATTATAAGGACTACTTCTGAAATAAAAGTTTACGGTATTTTTATCGTAGTAAACTAATTCATCAGGAAATACGGGGTCTTCAGGTTTGTTTGACGTATCATAAAAAGTATCCACTTGTATTGGGAATAAGTACAGAGAACCGTTAACCCAATTATTTGTAAATGTTTGAGAAAGAACTCCTCTACATAACCCATACATAAATCTAAATCTATACCCCCACTCTGACCATATTTGAACATCATAAACAATATTAAAAGGGTTCAAAGGGTCGTGAAATAAAATATAACAACCGTTTTTTACAAAATCATAACCAGCATCAAACGCATTACAAGGTTTTTTTACTTTGAACGTACTTCCAAACCCGTCATAACATTCAAGTGGAACCATTCCCGGACAACTGAAACTTGTTAAAACTTCACCTTCGTAAGGTTGTCCTGCAATATCAGCACTTACTTGTTTAGCACCAGAACCATACCCTTGACTGACACTAGTTGGTCCACCAGTACCCGCCAATTTATAAATGTTAAAATTAATATTTTGTTGTAATATACTTGGATTTGTGTTCCAATCTTTACCATCCAAACCATCAGAAGTCGGTAGTCTATCAGTTCTCATAACGTTTTTTGACGAGTTGTTCATAAACATATAAAACGTAGGACCAAATGCCTTTGTATAATAATCACTAAACACCGGCCATCCACCATTATAAACAGTATTATAAGGTAAGACCGCCATAAAACTACCTCCACTGTTGTCTTCAGAGTTGTCATATTTACTACTTGATGCTGTCGAATCCCAAAACCCATTGTTTGCCGTAGAAATTAGTTTGTTTCCACTATTTTTTAGGTATAAAGTTGGGTTGTAGTAAGGTCGATTATTAACATCCAAAGAACCATAATACCCAATTGCTGTTGAAGTATAAGCTGTGAATTGTTGACCATAAGTTGTACTACCAGCAATACCAGGTTGAAAAAAATATGATGAGTAAAAAACCTCATTTTGTCCATTATTTGTAAAAGGTTGAACACTGATGGCAGTTGAATTCAAAGCTTGTATTGGATAATTTAATCTTGTTTGAGCCGTAATTACAACATCGTCTTCATTAGGGAATCCTAATATTTTTCCTATACCATATTTGTTGTCATATTGAGGCGAATAAGGGTCTACTCCTCTTTGTAATATTAATATAATTTGATTGGAATAGTTTTGATATTGTTGTAAAGGGTTAACTTTCTCAGTCTTAATAATTTGGTCTGTACCAAACTCAACCCATGTATCGATGTTGGTAGGAGTGTTCAAAATGTTCGGAAAACTTTGGGTAGTACCAGTGTTCCATAGATTTGCCGCTTGAGATACTGTAATTGCGGTAACCACTTGAAAATATTCTATATCTCCAGCAAACAAGTTTGTTGTTATTGTAGAACCTGTTGGAAGACTGTATGAAACCGTTGAATTTGTTGTTTGAGTGTTTGCATAATTGATATTAACTACAGTACTACCCGATGCTTTGGTTGTACCACTAATCCCGTTAATAACACCGTTGTTTGTTGATGCAGAATAATAAAAGTTTTCATCAGTACTATTCATGGGTGAGACAAAAGTCAATAAATCACCAGAATTATAAGTATTTCCATCGGTTGCAAGGATTGTTATTGTATTATCAAAATGAAATTTACCAACATTCGAATTTTCTGCAAAAGTTACTTTAATTCTATTTTGTCCAGTAAAGTAGTTACCTCTTTGATTGAATAAATTTATTCTTTCACCTATTGGTAAATCACGGGATGATGCGCCAATTTTTTGTCCATTGTAATCAAATAAAGTGTGGGTTACTGGAGTTTTATAATACAGTTGTGTTTTATCATCTGAAAAACCTCCAGTTGCAATTGAATAAACAGTAGCCAATGAGTTAATATCATTTTGAGTCCCTCCAGAAAATTTTTTCAAATAAGAGTTGAGATAATATGGTGCAAACGACAAATAACTTAAAGCCCCAGTTGCATTTGGTTTATTGTTATTTGTTAATGGATTGTTATCGTTTTGACTTATCGTTGAACTACAATCACAAGTGTCACAATCGGGATATGTTAACATTGTTAAACTCATGTCGGTGTTGGTAGATTTACAATCAATTTTCAACGCAGGACACAACCATCCGAATGGACAAATACCTAAGATACAAATACCACAAAGTGCACATAAAAATTTTATAATAACAAAATAAATAAACAAAACAATTCTGATGATGTATATAAGAGGCAAACCTATCAATTGAATTATTTGAAACAAAAAAGAGAATAGAAAAAATAAAAGGTCAAAATTCCTGAATCCTTCGTTAACCGGAAATTTGTTAATTGTTGACTGACAATCATTATTATCAATTTCTTTAATTCCAATGAATCTACCTCTTCCACCTTTTTTGTATTCGTCAATTAATTGTGACACTGTATATACTCTGTTGAATCCGAATTCATAAAATGTATCTTCACAGTCTATTGCTTCATTTAACCTATCATAATAATCATTTCCAAAAAACCCATCAGTGTAACCGCTCCAAGCCAAACCAAAATAGTAAGAACTATTTAATTGTCTTTTGTTTGAATTGTTTGAACTGTATAAAGGGTCTGATGCAGAATTTGACCATCCGTATTCTTTGACATTCGGAATTAAGAAATATGGTCTTCTTGTTTGCTCTGACAACGTTGGTGGTTGTTGCCATTTGACTTTGAATCTGTATTTACCTTTTGTAGGAATTCCCATTGCAGGGTCATGAGATAAAACTTTTTCACCAAACTCGTTTGTGATATAATAATCCAAATTCATTGGTAATTCTGTCAACCAAACACCACTAGCATCTATTATGTTTCCAGCTTGTTCTAATTGATATTGTTCAAGTACTGGATTTCCATCAGAATCTTGATTAATAGTTTGTCGTATTGCTAAAATTTGTCCTGGACCCGCAACTAATTGACACATATCACCCAACCTATCTTTTGGTTTTGCGGTAATGTTGATACCAAAGAGACCAGTACTTCTAACTCTCATGTTGTCAGGACTACTAAAGATTGAACCCATAAATGTCGCTGTGGGTTGTATATCTATATTAGCATCGTCCCTTAAGTCAAAATCAACTCGGTTGATTGCAATAGTACATAATTCAGGGTCTCCCCAAAGTGGTGAAACTTCAACACTTTTAACAACATTAACTATTTGAGGTAGGGAGTTCAAGTCCGTAGAAGTTTTGAATCTGTTTCCCGCAACTTGAGCTTCTGTTGCACGACCCATCCTAATCAAATCATTTGGAGTTAGAGAAAACTCACCAATATCTGACAAGTCAACGTCCATAACTAATGAATAACTTCCTTGCGGAGCACCCATAATCATGTAATCACCACTCTCATTTGTTTTTGCGGTGAACTTGTAATACTTGTCATAAATCTCCACCGCGGTGCCACCTGTTAAAGCATCTAACCTTGAAGGTAATGTTCCAGTTGCTGCGTGGGTTGAATATGATTTTTCGTATGGTAATAAATTGTATCTGTATCCGTCTTCATTTTTATCGTTTGGTGATTTATATGGATAGATACTTGAAATAATGGGATTTGATTGGTCAACATTTGAAATAGGTATGAATATAGAAACTCTTGCATTTGGTATTCCAAATCCGTTGTTTGCTGTTACTCTTCCGACAACAACACCATAATCAGCACAACTTTTTGAATAAACATCTTCTTGTTGTAGTGTCAATGATAAAATCTCCAAAAACTCAAAATCTTGGTCTAATTGGACATTAATTGATTTGTTAATACCTAGTTCCGTTCTTATTCTATATGATTGACCCATTAGGTTACTTTAATTTATAAATAGTTTATGCGGAATTTTTAAGAGACCGACACATCAAAATAATAAACTAAAGAAAAATAAAATAAACTTGTTATGAGAAAGTTACTGATTGGAAATTTTTAACAGAAACTCTGATGTCTTTGTTAGGATATCTAACTTGGTAAACTTGTGAAGGTTGTGCAAATATTGTATCATCTACTGGTCCTATCAATCTTGTTTCAGCGTTTGTATAAGCCATAGATGTTTCCGCTGATGAATATTGCCCTCCAACTTCATTGAATACATCAATGTTCGCAACAGTCAAAACTCCATTTGTATTTTGAATAAGACTTCTAATTTCAGACAGATAAACGTTTTGACCTAATTGTCTAATTTGAGGATTGAAATAAGTTGAAACTTTGTCAACAACACTTGAAATTACTTGTCCCGAGTTTTGAGCAGAATCCAACACGATTGATATATCTAAACTTAAGTCAATTACTTCTGCACTGAATATTGAAATGTAATCATTCATCATCCTGTAGTTTGATAAATAATTTGCAATGTTTTGTCTTAAAGTGTTTGAAACTATGTTTGTCAATTTACCTGATGTGTCGTAAGATAATATTTGTATTAAAATCTTATTGTCGTTTTCAGTAATTGAAACTTTTGCAGGTGCCCCAAACTGAGCCGGCATGTTTCTAATCAACGATTCATAATCTTGAACCGTAACAGCTCTTTTTTGAGCTGCGAAATTAAACGATACGTAATTTCTAATTTCTTCAAGTGAAGGTATACCCGCACCACCCACAGCGGCTGTTACGTTAACACATCTTAATGAGTTAACTACCGATGAATTGGTTGTCTCGGATGGGCCATTAACAAAGAATGAAACTGTACCTATTTGGTTAATTACGTTTGTACCTAAATTTGTTGCCAATCCACCACCTACTCTGTACTGAACGAACAATGTTGAATTTGGTGTAAGTGTTGCGCCAAGTGAAAGGTTATTGGAATACTTTTGTAAATCTAAAGTGGCACCTAAAGTTGTGAATTGATTCAGTTGGTCTTGAGCAGTGTTTGTACCACCACCAAAAGTCATTTTTTTGAATCCTTCAGGTGTATATTCTGTGATGAATCTATTTTGTGTTTGAAGATATACTCCAACTTTAATACCTGGTTGGTCAGAAACTTTTGTTGGGTCTTCAACAAATACTCTGTCTTCTGCTAATGCATCCACTTCATACCATCTGTTATCAGCCCCCAAAAACTCTGCAGTTGTTGGTGTATTTGTATAGTTTGTCCCATTTTTCAAAAGAACACTTGTAATTCCCAAAACATTTTTTTCAGGTAAAAACAACTCGAAAAATGGTTTGACATCGTTTGCATTGATAACTCTTTTGAAAACTTTAGTTATACCATTAACAACTACTTCTCTTTTTGTAATTGTGTAGTTAATCAAAACGTTATTAGCATTGAAATTTGGAATTTTCAATCTATTTGGATATCCTTGAGCGTTGTATGGTGACGCAAAATCAATGTCATAAACATTTTCAAACACAATACCACCACCAACAACTTGTGAACCTCTAGCTAAAGTTCCAAGATATCTTTCATCTTCTTTGTCACCATAAGCAGGAACCGTAATTGAAAAATCAACTAAAGCAACTGATGGTCTTTGACCCGGCAATTTCAAGCCATAGGTTCTAGCTATATTGTAAATCGATGACCTTTGTTGTGCATACTGTAATACAGTTTCTTGAATGCTTCTATCTATATTATAATTCAAGTTATCCGCAACCGCTGCGTTCAAATCCAAGAATACCGTAAAAACTGACGCATCATTAAAATCTTGAATTAAATCAGGATAATACGTTTTAGCGTAGTTTAAGAGTTCAGTTCTGATTGACTGATAGTCCCTACTTGCATATGATATTCTGTTATTTGCCATCTTAATTAAATATTGATAATCACAAAATCACTTTGTCCAAATGTTGAATTATTGGTTGAGTAATCGATTCTTATTTTTGCTGTGTACTCTGCGGTTCCTTTACCAGGAAATCTATATACAGGTGACTCACTACTTCCTGCAGTATTTTGTCCCGTTGCAATATCAACTTCTTCTTGTGGGTCAGCTGGTGTGATACTCAAACTATTAACCAACAAGTTTGGCATAAAGTTTTCTATTGCATCTCTAATATCTGACTCTATCGCATTAAAAGTTAGTCCATCAAAAGGTTCAAACAAGAATTCATACAATCGAGTACCAAATTGAGGTAAAAAATATCTTGACCCTTTTCTTGTCAACAATAAATGAATTAAATCCGCCTTAATCTCTTGGGATTGAAGTTCAGTTAATTCCAAATAGTCTCCTCTTGCAGAATCTCTAAATGGAAAATTTATACCATATGTAGTACCGTTAGCCATTGTTAATAAATATAGTAGTATTCCCTTTTTTGTGAACTGGTGTAAAAGGGCAATGTTTGCATGAGTTACCACAACAAGAACCTCTTTTAATGTGGAACGACTCTTTCATTACCATTTTACCATTTTCATCAAAATAAAAATCATTCGGGTTGTGTTTAGACAACGCCGTCTTTTTAATATATTCTTGGAATATCCAATCTTCTGAACTTCTTACCATAACATTATATAAATAAAAAAGGAATATGTAATTTACACATATTCCTTTTATTTTGTTTAATTAAATTATTTTATTTGATTTCGCAAGCTCCACCAGCACATGCTAGTTCACCACTCAAATCAGTATTATCTTGTAACTCAATAACTTTACTTAAGTCAATTGAATGAAGTTTTGAAAATAATCTTTCAAATTCTTCTTGAGTACAGTCTTCAAATGGAGCTTGGATATAACTGCCTCCGTCAAAGGGTAGTACAGAAAGACCATTATAAAAATCTCTGTTTTCCCACATCCAATCACCAGCTAACTCCCAATCTTCAGGTTTCAAACTAATTGTTGCAGATACGTTGTGACTGTTTGAACCAGTTCTATGACCAGGTTTAACCCATTCTTGTGTAATTTTTTTAACACGTTCTAATAATTGGAATGGACTTTCAGTTCTTAATATTGCTCCTTCTGGTGCTTTTTGTGGAACTGAAATAACCGCCGTATCGTGTGGACGGAAAAATTCATCTTCAACCAATTCAGGGTGATTTGTTGCCAAATAGTTATAGATTGCTTCATTCTTACCAACACGAATTCTACGGATGTAGTAATCATTGTGCCAAGCGTGAATACCTGATGAAGTTCCCAATGTCAATGAAGTTGTTCCTGCTGGTTTAACAGTTGTCATACGAGCCGATTTGTTAATACCAATAAGTTCAGCAACTCTTGCATTTTCTTCTTTAACAACTTTTGCTGCTTCTTTCATATTGTATCCCAATACCACACCTGAACCGATACCTGTCATGGATACACCAATCAATGCATCTTTTTCAGTTGTTCTTTTCCAAACATCTCTTAAGTAATGGAAATCTGTATAACCTGCTTGAAGTGTTCCGATAAACGCCGCAGCTTTAACACGAGCGTTAAGGTCTTCTTGTGACTCAATATCAGATACATTAACCTCACATAAGTTACAGAATTGGTTTGGTCTCAACGCGATTTCACAACATGGGTTTGTTCCCCAATCTTTATCGTTTGTAAAATATATACCTGGTTCACCAGCACCTGATGCTTCAACACGTTTCCATAAATCCAAAAAGAATTCTTTTGTAATTTTGTGTCTAACAAGTACTGCAGAGTTATTAGCTCTACCTCTTTGTGCATTTTGTTCCCACCATGCACCTGATTTACAAGCAATCATTTCACTATCATCAGCGCTGAACAAAGAAATAAGTGCCGCTCTACGGATACCACCAGCCAATACAGCATCAGCGATATGACAAACCATATCATGAACTTCGATTGGAGTTAGTTTTTCACCATCTTCTTTTGCATCCATCATACCTTTCAATTTGTGCAAACAATCTTTCAAAGGTTGAGGACCTGGAGCTTTACCACCTGATGTTACAAGTTGAGCACCTTTTGGTCTGATATCAGAAAAATCGAATTCTGGTGTTGATAAGTTGTCACCAAAATATGATTTGAACAATACTTTAATTGCATCTGCCCATCCTTCAATTGAATCACCAATCAAAAATCTTCTAACTCTGTTTGGATTTGGTTTTCTGATTTCAGGTAATTTTTCAACATGATGTTTTTGAACTGAATACCCAACACCTGTTCCACCTAATAACAAAAACATTGCTTCAGCGAATGCATCCAAATGGTCTATCGGTAAGTAAGCACAATTATAAATTCTGTTTGGAGAAATCTCGATTGGTTTACCACCAAATTGCATTGACCTCATTGAAGGCAATACCTTTTTATCATATACCATTTTGTATACTTCTTTAATCTCATCTTTCAATGATGGGTATTTTTTAATATGCATGTCCATATTACGGGTTACCAATTCCTCCCATGTTTCACGTCTGTTCAATTCAGGTACGAATTTTGCGTACTTCATATAAACAGTCAAGTCTGACAATATCTTTTGTGATGCGTCCATAATTGTGTTTTAAGTTTATTTTAATTTGTGTTATTGTTTTGTTGTTCTCTTTGTTTTCTTTTTTCCAATAGTTCTTTAACCCTATCTCTTTTTCTTTCTTCTTGTTGTTCTTCAAAACCCAAGAATGTTACTGAACTTTCGGTATCAATTTCCAAAAGTTCGTTGTTGAATTTGCAGTTTTCAAAAACCACACCATCTTTTCCGATACGTGATTTTGTGATTGCAATAGTTGCCAAATTCATTTCTTTTTGTTGCAATGTTTTTGCAACTGATATAATAACGTGACCAACTTGAGCCTTCTTAATAGAACCACCCATTTGGTCTGTAGTTACAACTTCTGATGAAATTGATGACCTGTTACCTTGTGTTGCAGTCCAACCTACCAACGATAACTCATGACACATCGCCTCAAATCCTCTCATCACAGAACCCTCTGCTTTCCATTCATCCTTACTTGAACTTTCAGGTACCACACAATCGATATAGTCCAACAATACCAAATCAATTTTCGTTCCATCAGCAATCATCTTTCTGATTTGGTTTTTGATTTGATTCATAGACATTGAATCTGAAGGGAGTTTTTTCAATATCAACTCATTCTTCATTGTTTCTTTAATCTCTGTAATTTTACCCATTACAGTTTCTTTGTGCTGAACCAAATTGTCTGGTTCAATACCTGTCCAAAGGGTAAAGTGTTTACGTTGAACAATCTTTGGATTGTCCTCAAAAAAGATTTGAAGAACATTATATCCAAGATTAAATGCAGTGTTTGCAATCTTTGTGAGGATAGTTGTCTTACCAACACCTGTTGGTGCCAATATAACACCTATTTCCCCTTTTGCAAGACCACCTTTAAGTAATCTGTCTATACCTGGTATTCCCATTGGAATTGGGTGTCTAAAATCCTCATCGAGTACAGTATCCAAGTTGGAAAAGATGTCTGTTAAACCAGTGTCTCTTTCCCCAACTTGTAATGCTTCACGTACCAACCCTTCAACTTTATCATAAGATTCAAAGTCACCTTCAGTGATAATCTTTTGTGCCTTGTCCATCGCCTTTTGAAGTTCTTGTTGTTTACAAAACTTCAAAGCCTTTTCCTGAACAAATTGGGTTCCTTCGAATGGTGCTCCCTTAACTTGGGTTATGGTGTCAAGAACTATTTTGGCAACCAGTTCTTGTGAAATTTCTGATTTTACGATTTGCTCAAGAGTTTCAAAGTTAGGGGTAGATTGGTATTTTACATAATATTCCTTAATCATCTGTAAAATGATTTTGAAATATTTGTTATCAAAATACGAACTCTCAATAACGTCCATTATAGACATCGAAAATTCTTTATCTACAATAAGTTGGTTTAATAATTGTATTTGAAATGTGTTCCCTAAATAATCAAAATTCTTGTTCATATATCGTTTTTGTCTCCCCCTGTTTTATTAAATATTCACTTACTCAAGTCAATTCCCAAATAATCAAAACTTAATTTTTGGGCTGAAAAAATGTCAGTCAACTCTCGAAGAATATCTTTCAAAATTGGTCGTACGTCAACGGTATAACGAACCTTCGGCGGAAATAATTTTCCATCAAAATATCTATGACAAATTGTCTGTTCGCCAATTTTGATGTAAAGATTGAATTGTTCACTTCCTTCAGTAAAAGAAGTATTCATGATTGCTGGGTCAGCAACGATTGATTCTTTGTTGTCAATCATATAGATAACCGTTTTCATTTTGAGTTGATACTCAAGTTCATTCTTGAGATGTTTCATGTAATAATACAACTCTAATGAATTTTTTGCCTTTGGATTAAAACCTCTAACGTTGAAAAATCTTTGAACTACAATGTTGTCGTTCAACGTTAAAAGGAACTCCATTTTGGTGCTGTCTTGTTCTTTCATAATTTAATTTTTATTTGTGTTACGTTTTTCTTTTCTTGTCAATTTCATGAATGGTTTTAGGAAGTTAACCCAAGCTTCATCGTCTTTAGGTAGGTACTTAAATAGTCCATCTTCCATCATCATTCTCATTAAGTTTTTGTATCCCCTATCTGTTGGGTCAATTGTGTCAGTTAATATTTGTTCAACCAATTCTTTACCATCTTCAGTAATAAGTGGATTTGTCAAGTCAACAATCGTTTTATTAGTGCGGTAAAATAACTCTCCAATTATAGTTGATTTTGTTTTTCCAGACAAAATATTGTTGAGTGTTTTTATAGGTTTCTTTTGCGGGATGTTTCGGGCATAATCCAATATTTCTTCGATAGTGCATGGTTTTTCCTGCACTTGTGGAAATAATTTGACTAAAGTTTTTTCTCCAAGTCCTTCAATACCACTAATGTTATCAGATTTGTCGCCAGTAAAGATTTTGGTAAGCAAAACATTATAGTGGGGAATTTCAACTTTATTAATTAAAATCATATCCCCATTCTTATAATATTGTTTTGATGTGGGTGAATATATGGTTACCCTTTCTGAAATTAATTGGGTTAAATCTTTATCTGCGGAAAATATAATGATATCCTCGTTGTTGGATATTTTACAATAATAAGCAATCAAGTCGTCAGCCTCGTTGTTACTCATTTCAACTTGACGAACAAATATTTCCTCCAAGTATTGTTTTACTCGAGATTTTTGTTCAAGATACGATTCATACTTAAACTCATTCATATCTTGTCTTCTGTTTGCCTTATATTGGGGATAAAGAGATTTTCTCATGGACGAATTGGAATCACCATCCCAAAATACAACAACCTTATCATGGTTGTGTTCTTCAAGGAATTTGCGGAGTATATTCACAAAGTGATATACCCCACCCACATGAGCTCCGTCGTTATATACGTCTTTCGCCCCGTGAAACCCTATCTTAAATAAGTTGTCCCCGTCTACTAATAATGTTTTAATCACGTTTGTGATTTATAGTGTGATACAATATACTAATCTTCTTTTTCTTCTTTCAAATCAAAATCTAACGATGTTACTCCAAGAATATCTTTCCAATAGTCGGCATATTCTTTTTTGTAAGCCTCAATAGATGCTTTTTCTTCTGATGCCTCTTTTCCTGCCAAGAAACCGTGTGGCGTTACAATTATCTTTCCATCTTCATAACCCAATCCATTGATGTGGTTTTTCATAACAGAAACTTTTGTTCTAATTGCGAACTTAACACTTCTCTTGTCTTTTGTTGCGGTAATCTTGTTTGTTCCCGCACCTTTTTGGTTACCAAATAAGAAAACCAAAGATGAGTTTAACCAAATGGCTTCACCACCTTTTGCTTTGATTTTTGGTTGACCAAATGGATTGTCAGGTAACTCAACCCAAGGCTGATTAACAATAACCAATGTGTTTTCGTATTTTGAATCCGCTTTACGAGAACCTGAAATACGTTGGTTGATACCCATACCAATCTTGTCTGCCAATACCGACGCGTTGTGTTGTTTACCACCTTTGCCTTCATAAGTCATCTTACAAGGAACAGAACCAACAGAATCCCATAAGAAAAGCAAACTATAATCTAACTCACCCTTTTCTTGTGCATCCAACAATTCGTTGATATAATCTGTAATTTGCTCTATGTAGTCAAAGTCATTATTGAAGATGTAGAAACCGTCCCAATCAACTTCACCTGATGTTTCATCAACAACTTCCTCACATTCAAAACCCATAAGTTTTGCATGTTCAAAAGACCATTTTTGTTCCGTGATAATGAACACTGGAAGAATACCTTTCTTTTGTGCATCAACTGCGGTCTTAACCAAAGCAGTTGTTTTACCCGTATCCGAGTGACCCAAGAACATATTCAAGTGTCCGATAGCCGGACCTGGTAAACCTACCGCATCCAAGAAGTCAGGACCCAAATCAAAGAATCGTTGGGGTTTGTATTTTGCGGAAGTCGAGAATTTTTTCTTGACTGAACCGAAGTCATTTTTTTTAATTGCCATAATGTTGTTTTGTTAAAATTAAAAAGCATGGACACAATGTCTTTGCAAGTGTCCATGCTGAAAATAATTAGAATGGTAAATCCGAATCTATATCATCATTTGCTTGTGGGTCAATGATTGGAGCTTTATCAGCTTTTTTACTTCCACCCATTGATGTTGTAGATTCCATGTCGTTACCGTAAGTGTAACCACCTTTTTCACTATCCCACTTTGGAGTTTCTCCGCGAGCAATAGCTTCAAGATATTCAACAGGTTTTTTTGAATATACATCTAACCATGTTAATTCATCGTTAATCCAAGCATTTGCTTGTTCTTTTTCTTCGTGTACAGGTGCTGGGTCATCATACATAATTGTTGATACACTTGTGTATTCTTTACCTGCAGGTGTTTTAGATTTCGTTAATTCAATAATAAGGTCACGTCCTTTTTCAGGGTCAGTGATATCACCTTTATTTCTCCAAATTGGAATGATTTTATCTAAAATACCGTCGTTCTTATAGTTGTGTTTGAATCTCCAAAACTTTGGACCATCTTCTTCGTGGTCTCTGTCTATAACTTTTACAATATAGAATTTACGAGATTTGTATTGTTTTGCTAATTCTTTGTCTGACTCTTTACCTGTAGACATCAATTCCTCATAAACTTCGTTTAATGGTGAACGTTCGTTGTCATTTTTTCCTGGGTCATAGAATTTTTGCCATTGTCCACCTACTTGGATTTCGTGATACCAAGCTTCTTTGAATGGTGAACTACCATCTTGTGTTGGAAGGATACGTACTCTACGTTGTCCTGATTTCTCTTTATCACTTAAGATTAAAGCGAAATACTTTTTCATTCTTTCGTCTTGCGACATTTTACTTTGGGCCCCGCCCCCTTGTTGTGCTTTTTCGTACTGTGCCAATACGGCGTCTAATGAACTCATCATGTTTTTTAATTTTTAATTGTTAAGTTATTGTGTAAATATAGTTTGATTTTGTGGGTTTGTCAAATAAAAAAGCCACCTCTTGGGTGGCTTTCATCTTAAATTAAAATATTATTTATTGTATTTGAAATCATCTTTGAACCCGTTTCCTTGAAATGAACTTTTGATATCATTGACGTTAATGTCAGTTACATCATCAGGAGTCAAAACATAATCATTTTTTCCTGTTTTTTCCATCTCTTCTTGTTTGTCATCAAAAAATTGTGAAAGTTTTTGGTTAAATGGATATGAATCATAACTTCTTAATTCCAATTTTTCTTGAGGTGTCTTTTCTCTGTATTTTTCAATTTTGTTTTCAAGAGCATTAAGTTTGTTCATAATTGCATCCATCTCACCTAATTTTGATTCTAATTTGTTGAGTTGCCCAAATAAGTTTTCAAAATAATCATCTTGTTTTGTTTGAATATCTTTTTGAGCCGTAACCAATTCAGTGATGTCTAATTCTTCTGAATCAGATGAATCGTCTTTTTTTTCGTCAGATTTTCCTTCATCATCAATTTTTTCAACATCAGGGTCGTTTTCAACATCAATAGGTTGTGAGCCCGTTGGTTCTGCAGGTGGTGGTGGAGGTGTTACTCCGGCACCTGCAGGTGGTGGTGGAGGTGCCGCTCCTGCTTCAGGTGCTAATGCTCCCAAATCAGGTACTGCAGCATCTTGTTCCAAGATATAATTGTTGATACTTTTGTATCTATTAATTTCGTTTAATATTTTTCTATCTAAACTCATTTTGGTTTACCCGTTTAATAATTGTTTTATTCCTTTTGAAGTTTCTACCCTAACTTTTCTGTTAGCCGTAGTTTGGTGACCAGCTCTTTCAATAAGACCATCTCTTTCTCTTACAGTGTAACAATCACCAGTATCTAAATCACACACTTGTTTAGTTCCGTCACCGTTGTCTTCTTCTGAAAATCTTATAGATTTTCCAAGATAGTTGTCTAAAGTTGCTTTTAAGTTCATAAAATTCTTTTTATATAAATATACGATTAGAGTGATAAGTTTTACTTTAATAATATCGGCATAGTAAATGGAAGATAAACATCGAGAATAATGTCTTTAGGGTTGCCAGTTGTATTGAATTTTGTTAATGAGTTTGGTGACACCGCAACAAAATTAAACGTATTATAAATTCTTGATGCTGTTTTTAATTCTTCATCCGTTATAACACCTACTTTTTTTATTTTTTCTATAACTTCGTAATCCGAAACAAAGAATTTTTGTTTGTCGGCAGTAAAATTACCAACAAAATCATTTTTCATGTTTTTTTCCGAATCTATCACTCGTTCTTCAAAAGTATTGTTTGGTCCTTCAACTATCTTCACAACTTTCCAAGTCCACGTTAAATCGTAAGGAGACATTTCCCAAAGTCCTGCAGCAAGATTAACACCTACTGTAAGTTCTTCAACACTTCCAGTTAAATTAGTTTTGGTGTTCCCAGTCAAAACAATTGGACCAGTTTGTTGCGGTTGTGTGTTCACATTTGGTGGTGCGCCCGGTATTGGTGGAGGCGCTGTTGGAGTTTTTTGATTTGGATTGTATGTGAAATTACCTAAACTAATTCCATCTCCGTGTACACCATGGACAATTATCGGGTTATTTTGTGGAAGACCCGTACTACTAAAAGGAACTATAACAGTCATATTTGTAGAACTTATACTAGTAATACCTGTTGTGGTTAAAACATTGTTGATAGTTACACCAGTAACAGTATCCAAGTTTGCGCCTATAATTGATAAGATAGTTCCTGTAACACCAGTCAATGGACTAAAAGATTTAATTGTTGGTGGTGGACACGAAACCACTGCTGTATTTGTTGTATTAACGTTGTTAGGCGTTGGTTTAACTCCTGCATTAGCATCAACAATCGCTTTGGTTTGTTTTGCGTTTTGTTTTTTAGCTAATGTTGTTGATTCAACGTTCAATCCAGCATGTCCTGCAGAATTAAATGCCTCTTGTAATTTTGCATCCAATGTTGTATATTGTGAAATATTTGCATCATAATACGATTCTGCAACATTATCTACGGGCCAATGACACACATAAAATTTGGTAATACCAATAGCATTATCACCAAAAACTCTATCAACTTGAGGTGATAATCTTGAAACCATAAAATCCATAAATTTGGTAATTGTATCAAAGTTTGCTATAGGTTGGGATGTTTGTTGTGTTGTTGAGTTAGAAATTTTAAGACATGAATATTTGTTTTTTGAAAAATAAGAATCGGAATATCCATAATCCACGGTTAAAGTTATGTTTGCAAAATTGTTATTGTAACCATAAAATTGATTTTGTTGAAATGTTGTTACATAACTAATCATGTAAATTAAAGTTTGTAAATTTACATTGTTTGGTACTCTTTTCTTTATCTCTGCTACGAATTCTTGAGGAGAAAGTCCGACTGAAGTTGAAGTTTGAACATCTCCCCAATCTGTAAATGGTGATACTAAATTAGCTCTACATGAATTTTGTGCCGCAGCAGCATTCTTACCAGACTGGTCAACGTATTTAGATTTATCAATATTTGTTTCAGCTTTAGCTGTAACGTCATCTTTGCTTGTTTTAACAATTGCTTCAATTTTTGACAACAAGTTTTGATTGATACTTTGTAAATAATTTTCTATCGATGGCATATCGTAGATTCCTTGTCTAATTCCTGTAAAAGCCGTCTTGAAATCACCTTGAGTAATTGTATGATTTACTTCGGTAATTAAATAAGGCCCATTAAACATGGGTACGTGTCTTAAATTGAAATACATAGTTGGTTGTAACAAAGCGTTACCTAAACATTGAACTTGACATTGATAACTTCTTTGTTTGTATAAGTTATATAATCCAACGTTTTGAGTTGCAACATTTCTACCTTTGGCTTGGTCAATCATGTTCAATTGTGTTTGGATTGTTTCGGAAGTTGCTTTACCACTATCCATAGAAACGTTCAAACCATAAAATATATTTTGATTTCTAGTCCCAACATCAACATTAAATCCAACACATTTGTTTGAAATAGCCCAATCTTTTTTATTTGTTTGATTTTCTATTAAAGGGTTTTCTGAAGCTCTCCTCAACTCAAAAGCATCGTCTCTAAATCTTGAGTTACCTTTTGGTAAATCCAAAATTGTTGATGGTTTTCCGGCATAAAAACAAATCATTTTAGGACCAGAATTTCTATAATCAACATCCAAAAAGGTTCCCCACATATTATCTGCAAATTCTAATTGTCCTTCAGGTTGTGGTATAGTTGTACCATCAACATCTTGTATGTTATAAAAATTTACGTATGCCGGTAATGGCATTACATTAAATTTATTTTTAATTAACAATCCACTCATGAATGTGAAGACACTCATTTGCATGTTTAACGCATTTTCAGTGAACATGTTTTTCAAATCAAATATATCAACAATAATTGTGTCTCCGATATTTCTTGATGCTCTATCCAAAAACAATATGTCTTCGAACAAAGTTTTAGATTGATAGTCTGAACCAGCAATCCATTTATCATTTAAGGCTTTGAAAACTTCATAATTTTCAACTTTACTTTGTTCTCCATCAATCACACTTGCAACTGCTTTTTCAGGTAACTCTTGTTGGTCAGGTAATTTGTTTCTCACTTGAGTTAAAACCAAATCCAAGATATTGTTTTGAAACTGTGTTGTATTGTTCAAATAAGTTTGAATATCATTTTTGAACATCGAAGGAGTTATTGATGGGTTATATAGTTTTTGTGTCGCATACATTTTAATTAATGGAGCTAGCAACACAACGTTGTTCGAACTAAACTCTATATTATTATCGATGAAAAAATCTGTTATGTAAGAACCATTATCAGTGTATGTTAAATTTGTAATCGTTGAAAAACCAACTTCAGTTTCCAATGCCAACCACGCTTGTGAATATTTTGATTTAGATTGTACAATTGTTGTGGTACCTCCTTTAGAAGGTAAACTTCCTTTTACATATGGGTTAAATGTTATTGGGTCTTGGATTGGATTTGTTCCACCTCCTTGAGCCAAATAAGACGCAAAGATTCTTCTTTTATATTGTGCAGGATTTCCATATTTCAAAATCACATCATATTCCAAAAATGACTTTATTGTGCTTGCGAATAAACTTAATTGTTTATCACCAATGTTTTTGAAATATTCACCGTTTGTTATTGAAGGATTCTTACTTTCAATTTCCATCATACTTGTAAAAAGATATTGGAAATTCTTAAATAACGCATTCGGGTCTACAGGTGACTGACCAATTCCTACTGTTGGTTGATTACCCAAATCGATGTTTCCAACAGGTTTACAGAAGTTCAAAAATTCTTGTTCGAATTTGTCTAATATACTTTTATCAAAGACAGAAAATATTTCTTCAATTTTTGAGTAGTCATCAGCAATCAACATCTTAAATGGAGCTTGTTGTGTGTTACCACTTGTAAATTTGTTTAGATATGAGTCTGGTTGTGGTTTTTTAATTTGGTCGTTGTTAAAATATCCATAATTTGGTGATGACCATAACAATCTAACTGAACCATTATATATTGATGGATTATCTGCAAATGGACAAACGGGTATACCTCCAACCAAACATTCAGTGTTTACTTGGTTTAGTTGAGTTCCAAATGATGGAACAACATAGTATTTTAACCCTGCAGTGTTGTTTGATGGATTACAATTAGCCCCATTTGTGATTGGGTCTAATGGAATATTTGGTACGATTACTGACCACGTTTGTATACTAGATGTTAAAATTGGAGTGTTTTGCGGGAAAGCAATTGTTTGAGCATTTACATTTGATTCTGTAAAATTATAAACTTTAACACCATAATCTATACTAGCTTGAATTTCGGCGTCATTATAATTCACATACAAATCGTATCCATTATAAAAAACATTAAAATCGTTGATTACTTTTGGATAAAATCCTGTTTGTATTGAAGTAGAATTGCTCGATACTTTCTGAAGGGTAATGTTGTTTTTTCCCTCAAAATTGAAAGTATAAGTTTTTGTATCTGAACTCGTTATTGGGTCAAAATTTGTTTTATAGTCAAAATTTTGCCAAGCAGAGTCTAGTATATCAACATTTGTATTTTTGTAAGTTTTATATCTATACCATATAGAACCAAGTTTCAAAACCCAAGCATAAGGCATTTTGTGAATTGCCCCAAACTTTTTGAAACAAGACGCAATGTAATCCAAATCACTCGGAGCATTGTATGTCTTATATTTTTCTTTTAATGACGCAATTGGCAACGAGTTAATAAAAAGATAAGCGGCCTGTGTATATGGATATGGGTCTTTTTTTCTCCAATTATAAACACCGTTTTGAATTGAATTTACAAAATAAGGTGTGTTTAACATTGAGGTTGTTGTTTCAACATTAATGTTTTTATTTGGAGATAAATAATTGACATAACTTTCTGTTGGTACAAAAACTGTTGGGTCTTTTCTTGTATCATAAAACACCGTCAATCCTACTGAATTTATTTGGTTAGTAGGATTAGAAACTTTCAAATAAGAAAAATTGGTTACAGGTCTATTTGTTGAGTAGTCATAAACACTTTCAAAATTAGAAATAACATCTCTATCTTCAAATACTGTCAAAACTTTACTTGTGTTGTAGACAGAATTTTTAGTGTTTGTCACACTATTAGCCATGTTTTTGGAAACCCATGAAGGGTCTGTAAATGGATAAGTATCAATTATTATTGGGTCATTTGTGCTAGTTTTTGCCAACTGAATCAATCCATCATATTTTGTATTTGTTTGTGGTTCCTTACCCAAATCGTTCAAACTCAAAATGTTAAATGAGTTTTCAGTTAAGTTTTTGATATAGGGTGTAACATAAAAATCTCTTATAAAATCTTGATAAGCTCTACCTGTTCCTTGATTTGAAATGTTTTCTAGAAATAAAGGATACTGTTTGGCGTTCAAACCATAATTTTTTAATTTGAAAGTTATGAATGGTGAACTGATTCCAAGTCCTGTAACGATGTTGTTTGTTTCAGCACTTAAGATAGTTTTTGTAAGTTGGTCTAACTGGTTGTTTGTTGCTCTGATGAAACCTGAATAATTTGCCGTCAAATATTGTCTTTCCCATATTTCGTAGAAAAATTTTACTTCTTGTTTGTTGGCGTATGCAATACCTTGTGATGGATATTCAATTGCGTTGATGTTAATTACATGTGTTGTACTCTGACTATCAATTGGTGGTTGTGTTGTAGGTTGAATAAATTTTTGAGTTAAACCCCTCATATATTCTTCAACAAATTCAACTTCAGGCCACTTTTTATATAGGTATCCTTGAGTTATGTCTACGTTTCTTGGGTCAGCAATGTATCGTAGTTGGAATCTACCCTTTTTATCTTCAGGTGTTTCAACAAAGAATTGTGGCCATGGGTAAACCGGTATTTGTCCGTTAACCAATCCTTGATTATCACTTTGGGCTTGTGGTGATATTTTTACATCGTCCCTTGTTTCGGTACTTGGTGCCGATGCTGGATTATTCAAAATTGCCAACTGTCTTACAGGGTCATATCTAACATTCCATGCATTTGTATGAACCTCGTCCAGTAATCTAATAAATCCTTCGGCAGATGCCATGATAACTGCACATACGTTTCTAACTGTGGGTTTGAATCCAAGTCCAGTTGCACTGTCTTCTATTTTCTTCGCCAAATCTGACGTTATCGCAGTTTCATATTCCGACAACTTCTGATTAGCAATCGTTTCCATTTTTGATAACAAATCTCTAAATTCACTGAAAACAAACAATGGAGGTACAACCACGTTCCCAAAAATGTTTTCAAATCTTGTGTCTGCGGTGTCCTTTTCTAAAACAGGTTTAATTTGTTTTTCTATTAAAGTTTGAGTTAGTTTTAGGTCGGCTTCCGTTGGGGTTAAAATACCTGTCTGAGCTGTTGTAGTTTTTACTAAATCAATATCCGTTAAAGCAACTTGTTTTATGAACGTGTTTTTAGTAATACTATTCTTGATTGGTGTTTTACCATAAATCCCAAGTGTTTGGTTGTCAGCCAAAAGTTTGTTGAAATCTGTGGTCATTCCACTCAACTTACTAGCGGCATCTTGTTTTTTTACTGGGTCGTCTATATACTCTTGTCTGAAAATATAAACTTCTTGTCCTGTACCTTTTAATATTACAGGTTTGGTATTCATGTATTTGTTGAACCAAGAATCTTTGTTACCATAAATTTCGTTATAATAATTCCCTAAAGTTTCTTTATAATTTCTAATATTAGTCAACGGTTCTACGTCAGCCTTTGTATATGAATTTTGAATTGTTTGTTCGAAAGTATTCAACAAGTTCATCAACTCTGCCATCGTTAATTCTGGAAAATCAGGGCTTATTAAACCTTTAGCTTTATATTCACTATAAACTTCTAAAATTTTTTGATAACCTTTTTCTGTAACTAATTCGGTTGTAACATTACTTGTTGAATTCGTCGCAGTTTTTGCAACAGCTTTATCAACCAAATTTAATTGTGCCTGAATTGTTGCTCCACCAGCTCCTTCTGATGCTGTTGGCGATTGTGAAACATTGAACGTTTTATTATACATGTGTGGTGTAGCAAATAAACTACCCATCGATATTTCATTCAAAATGTTGAATTTATAACCAACAAATTCTAAATCAATTTGATAGTTACCACTAAACGTGTTGAATCGTGCATTGAATTTAAGAAGGTTTAATTGAAACCTCACAGCTTGACCATAGTATCCTTTGAGTGTTAAATAAAATGGGCAGTATGGTAAATTGAAAAATGCGGAATATGGTGAATAATCTCCAAGTTGGAATAATGCTCTGCCTTGGATATCCTCTAACGTCATGGTGACACTTGGTACGAATGAAGTGTTTGTTTTTACGTTTATACTCGTAATTCCTAACAATCCGTTGTCGGTTGCCTTCCCACCTGGGTCAGTAACAACCATTTTGTGATATGGTTTGGTTCCATCTTTTGGGTCAATTATTTTGTCCTCCATTTGATTAACCCCTAAACCGTTTACAGTGTTTTCACCAGTCAGTTCGTCATAATATCCTGTTGTTAAATTTTTACCTTCTGTTGGTCTCAAAAAATTCATTTTTGCAACAGAAATTGTTCTAACTCTATCTTCAGGACTTCCACCTACAGATAGTTTTGTTCTTGGCACAACTTCAGCCTCAAGATTGGCAAACATGACCAAATTTTCATGGTCAACCAATCTTTCTCTAATGTTTCCAAATGCATCAATAGTTTTGTTTGGGTCAACCACAATAATATTATTATAGTCAAACTCAACTAAAATATTTCCGCTGTTGTCTCCTTGAACGTTACCTGCCATAATAATAAAAATAATTTGCTAATGCTGCTTTGTAATCTTGTAATGAAGGTAATAGAGGAAATGGAATAATCAATACAGCACCATCATATATGTAATTTTCAAGACCTCCAAACTCTGGATTTGCTTGCAAAATTAACCAACCAAAATATGGTGAGTTATAAAATTCTTGCGATATAACGTCCAACCTACTTCTCCCAACTTTATAAATGTAAGTTTTATCAGTTGTTTTTTGGGGTATATTAACAAACGGAACAACAGTTTGTTCACCATTTATTAAAAAATCACTATATCGGTTCCAATATTGATATGCCATTAGTTAAGTTTTGCTTTTGATATAAATACGTTTGCAGGATTTTCGTCAGTCCAAGTTTTATTGTTTGTGTTTTGATTTTCAATCCAACCCAATCCTTTTATTAATTTTTGTTGTGCATCTGTGTTTGCCCCTTCTGTTGTATATTCAAACGTTCTTTTCTTTTTCAAAGTAAACGGAGTGTATTTCAAGAATTTTTGTAATTTTTCTTTTTCCATGTAATCCAAAAATTCTTTAGTTATATTGTTTTCTTCAACAAAGGCCGGTTTTGCAATTGTGTCCCAATATACGTTGAACTCCTCTGCAATATTTTGTGCCCCTTTTCCTATAATACCGTTATTATTAATAATATTACCAATCAAAGCATTTTTGAAGGTTTCGTATTTTTTTGAATCAACATCATCAGAAACACACATATATACTCTTCTGAAAATTTTATCTTGATATAAAGAACTTGTACTGAATGGCTTAAACACGTCTGATGTTGAAAACTTATATGATTGTTCAAAGACCATTATTCCCGTATATTTTTGTTTATCCCCTGTATATGTAAATTCCGTTGGTGTATAAACAACATCGTTAAATTCTTTGATGTTAGTGTTGATTTGGATAACATCATTTTGAAATTCAACTAAAGTATTGTTAGCCCCCGTAGATGTTGGGTCAATATCTTTTGTTGGATACAACACGTACGAAGTTACTTTTCCATCTTTTAATTGGTATCCATCTGTGAAAGTGTCTGCAATTGCAGGATAATTAATGGTATTGATTCTTCCCAAATATCCAATATAACTTTGTTGAACATCTACCATATTATTAATAATTGTTGTGATGCCGTTTTGGAATGTACTTCTTTTATTTTTTACAAAATTTGAGTAATTTTCTTGTACTTGTTTTATTAAACGTTTTGAAAAATTCAACTTGTCTTGCGAAATGAATTGAATGAACCCTTCGTCTCCGTTTTTAATGTTTTTAACAAGTTCATCAAAAATTTCATTTGTTCTTTTTTCAATGTTATATGATTTACCGAATAAAGTGGTTGGTAAGTCTTTTGTAATTAAAAAATGGCCGTCCGTATAAGTTCTTTCCATCATCCATTGTTGACGAACTGCGTTATTATATTGATTTACCGTTTCTTTAGATTTATTCAAAACGTTAGTAAAATAGTTTTGAGTTTCTCCAACTACTTTATCCATAAACACACTATAGTTTATAGTACCAGTTTGTCCTGTTTGTGATACAACATTACTTGTTACGTCACCTATCGGTTTATCATTACTTTGGCCGTTGTTTGGTGTTGACTGATTAATAGTTGGAGGTGCTTGGTTACTTGCGCCCAATTTCAAAAATTCAGCATCGATAACTTGATAACTCAAATCTGTTGCATCTGCTCTATCATCATATATTTCCGTGTTTGCATAATAGTTAAATGTCAAAGCATTTTGGAGTTTGTCAACTGACTCTTTAAGTCCACTTCCTCCAACAAAGTTGAACGCCAAAGTTACATTTGCAATCATTGGTTGGACACCGATACCTTCCGGATTTATATCCAAATTTTCGTAACTAAGAGAAAGTGAAGTTGGTATAATTTTAGTATTATAAAAATCCCCAACTCTCAAAATTAACACAGGTGGAGCACCAAAAGCAGTGTTTGTAGCATTACTGTAATCAGGTGAAGGCGTACCATTAATTGCTTTAATTGTTGGTATTGTATCACCTGGTCTCATACATTGTTGTAAAAATGTCAATCTAGAATTAAGCCCTTCTGGGGTAATTGAATGAAATGCTGGTTGAAAAAACCTGAGTTTATCTCTCAAATTATCGTATACCATCGGGGTATCTTGTTTTATTGTTTCAAAATAATCACACTCTGAAAGCAAAGCTCTCAAAACTCTTTTACTTATGTTATCTCTATCTACAATTTTAGTTTCTGTAGTTGGTTTCGTCTCTGTTTTTGTAACAACATTTCCAGTTACCACAGTTGTTTTTTTCGGTGGTAGTACCGTGTTTGGTGCCTTTAACGTAGATTTAATACTAGAAATGTAGGCCCTTCTACAAGCCATCGCGTTTGTGGTGTATATTTCTTTGTTTGGACTTACTTGGTCGTCATTATCAGTACAAGTTACATTTCCTTTAGGGAAAAAAGATTTCGTTTTTTCATCATACGAAAGTGGTTGTGCACTTTCACCAAGATTTTTACCAGGTACAACTATAAGTCTTTTTTCTTTAACATATTGGGAAACTTTAGTATTACCTGTAATATAAATTGCTGCTGAATCTATTCTTCTTGAAGCTAACTTTTTGTTATAGTCTTTTTTTGCCGCAGCTGAAGTTGTTGCGTCTATAGTTATTGTGATGGTTCCCTCTTTGTCTTGACTATTTGTAAATTGTTTCACAATTTCATTAATTAAACCATCAATTTTATCTTTGTTTGCGGTAACAACACTACCAAAAAATGAACTAGTTTGAGTCGCAGTACTAGGTGATTGTTTCGCATAATAGTCTTTTTGTGAAACATAAGGTCCATAAACATCTCCAAAGTTCACTTGGTACTTTGTTGGGATGTCATTGTCAAAATAAAATCCTAGTTGTTCGTAACTTTTTAAGGTTGTTTCGGGCGCACCTCCAATACTGTTGTCGCTTGATAATTGGTCATCAGTTTTGAGTGTACTTACAGTGTATTCTAATTGTTCTTTAGTTAATTGTTTAGATGAAATTGCTTGTTGAATATCATATAAGTCGTTAGGTGAAATCATATAATATTTTTTTGCCAATTCATACAAATCATATTTTCTACATCCTGCAAAAAACGACTCTAAAATACTGTCTATTCTGACTTTGTTTGTTTCATTTCCGAGTACTTTATTTACAATAACATTCAGAACTGAAGGGTGGTCTACAACTATTTTCCAACTTAAACTGCCAGTTCTATTAGTATTTTTGTATGTATAGATTGGTTCAGGTCTTCCAATAAAATCATTTCCTTGCCAATTTGCGGAAACACTTTCTGAAAATTTCAAATCATACGGTGGAAACCACATAACTCTACCTCCGTTTGGTCCTCTTTCACAAACAGGTAAATCACCTACAGAATAACCAGGTGTGTTTGAAGTTCTCCAAGCCAAATTTTCTAAAGAAAACATGTACTTTTTTGCTTTGGCATTATTATAACTTCCAATTAAGTTGGTGGAATCTTGTCCACCTTCTTGTTTGTTAGGCGCAATGTTAAGATTATATGTTTTATCTAAAACCGAGTATGAGAATCTCCTTCCCTCTGTTACTATACCATCTTGTTTTTGTAAGTCATTGTATTGAAGATATGGTATATCTTTAGCAAAAACCCTACAATACTCTGTCCCCACTTCTTGTCCGATACTTCCAGTGTATCGTAGAACCCTAGAACCTTTTGTTAATTCTTTGTACCCATCATTGAAAACTTTACTTACTTGGTCAATCGCATTACCTACGTGTTGTAGTCTTTTACCACCTTGTGGTTGGCTATCAATTATTCTTTGTGTTTTATCAAGTATTGAACCTTGTTTGAATGTTCTTTCGGTTGATTCTGTTGAATTGTAAGATGATGGTTTGAAATCAGCATCCTGATTAGTTATTTCACCACCAATACCAACTTTTTTTCCGGCATTACCTTTGTATTTTGGAGATACCCATGTGAATCCACCTTCGATACCACCACCATCACTGTAAGTTGGTCCGTTAGCACCTAAACGTATATCTTTACTTGGTCCTTCATATAGTTGAGCTAATTCAGAAGGCCCATAAACAGGTGTTTGTTGTTCGTTACCAAACGGGTCAACTGGAAGTGCTCTACTTGGTGAAAATACTCTTGATGGGTCAGATGTATCCGAACCCACATAAAAATTAGAATTGTTAGTTTGGGTTCCAACAACCACACCACCAAGTCTGTCTAATAAAGTTCTATCGTAGTTTGGTTTATATCTATTGTAATTTATGTTTTTCCACAATATAGATTTTTGACCCGCACCCGTGTTGTTATAAAAAATTTGAGTACCAGTTTTTCCCGCACCCAACAGATTACTTACAAAATTACCAACAGCAGCAATCGGGTTTGCAATTAAAGATTGTGCAATTGTTGATGGTGTTGGTGGGTTGATGTTTGGGTCAAAGTACGAACCGGGTATTAATGAAAATGGAACTATACTACCTTCTAATCTCAACAAGAAATCCGCAGATGCTGTTAAAGGATTTGACGGTACCGTAATTTGATAATTTGGTTCAATTAACGGTACCCTTCCCGTTAATATATTTGTTAAGTTTGTACTACTATTAATGTTTAATATGTTCGCACGACCTATAGTTTCCCTAATAATAGCTCTACCGATACGGTCTTCAAACTCTTTCTTAAGAGTTTTGGCACCCAAACGTGCAATGAATGAATCTGAACTTAATAAACCATCACTTCCTTGTGGGTCTGGATTTAATAAAATCGACGAAGGTGTGTAAGTTGATGGTACAAATATTGACGGATATGGTTGATTGTTGTATAACTGTCTAGCGCCGCCAGGTATAGCATTTGATATACTTTGTGGGGTTGTGATAAAAACTCCGGCATCATATTGTTGTAGTCCTCCACTACCAAATGCATTCAGTGGTTGCCACGGTGGTGAGATTGTCCCAAAACCTTGTTTTGCGGCAATTTGAGCCTCGTCTATCAAGTGTGCGTTTTGTTGTCCTGGTCCGTATTCACCTTGGTTTGAAACGTTATTATTCAGACCGGTTGGGTCAATTACTTGTTGGTATCCCCCGTTTGCGCCCCATTCATTTAATGGATATAAATTATTTGCAAATATTGGGCTGTCAATCAAACTATCAGGACTGTCAACTACAGAATAGTCAGATTGTGTTACTTCGTAGGTAATTGGTGGCGTAGCAGGGTTTGGAGATTTAGCATAAGGTACTAAATTCCTTGTTATAAGTTTTTTTCTAAAAACTTCACTACTGATATAATCTAAAGGACTACCCATCTATGTTTTCTTAATAAATAGGTTGATGGTTATTTTTTAAGACCATTTATTTATGTTTTTCCAACTCTTTCGATTTTTGGGTGAAGTATTCATAAATTTTCTTTTTGAACTCTTCTGACTCAAAATATGTTTTGAATTGTTGTTCACTTACTCCTGCAGGTGCATCAACTTTAATTGTTATTGTACCTCCAAAGTCAACTTGTGAATTCACTTGAGTTGTTTTGGTTTTGGTGTCCGCTCCTGTTGATGAAGCACCTTTTCCAAATACGGCGCTTCTTGTTAAAGGTTCCGCTGTTGTGGTTCCTTTAATAGGTGTGGTTTGTTTAGGAACTTTTGTTGCACTTTTGGTTCCTGTTAAAATTTCTGAAGTATATCTTTTGAATTCTTTTTCTATTTCACTATTACCCGTTATTTTTTTGTTAGTTTCTTGTAAAATATCTTTGAGAGCGTTAATTCCCTTTTCACCATATAAGTTAGCTTTACCTCTTATTTGGTCTTCCAAATCAGATATTTTTTTTGTAAAGTCCGCGTCACTTATTTTTCCCATATCTTTTTTGCTGAACAATTCAACCATCTGTGAAACAGAATTGTTCACACTTTTGGTTATTTCAGAACTTTCAGGAATATTTTTATCAACAGCACCGGTTACCGCTCTTGTAATTCTTTCTGCACCCACCAGATTTCCTCTTATAATTGAAGAGCCTGCAATACCGAAAGTACCTTTGGCAATGTTTGCATCCAAAGAAGCTTGTATGTTTTTTAATACATCTAATTGGCTTTCTTGAATTTCTTCCAAAGTTTGTGGTCCTTCTTCTTGCGCTTTCCTTAATTTTTGAAACTCTTCTTGTGTAATGTCAGTCAATTTCTTTTGTTCAAATTCACCCTTTTCGTTTTTAAGTCTGACTGTATATTCACCTTCACTGTTCATTGTAGCCATATTGGCTAAAAATTCTTTGTCTTCAGGTTTTTCAAATTTTAATGATGGGCTAATTTTAGAAATTCTATTATCTAAATCAGCAGCGGCAAGTGCAGTTTTGGACAGTTCTTTAGCACTTATGCCCGTTACATCGGCCATTTCTTTTAACATTAAAATACCCTGTGGGTTAATTTTGAATGTTTTTGTTTTTTCATCGAATTCTGTAAACTGTTTTGTTGCTTTAATAATACTATCTTGTAATGCTCCAGGGTCATTGATAGCATCATTCATCAAAGAGAATGGGTCAACTAAATTTCCTATGTTGACACCCAATCTTTGGAAACCCGCAGCTGCCTCTATAGCTTTTTCAGGAGACATAACTTTGTCAGCAAATTCTGCAGTTCTATTCATATCAAATCTCAACATTGATGCTTGAGCTGCCATTTTAGTTAATCCTTGAACTCCATCGGCAAAATTGAATCTGTTCATCATATCCATATTTTGCACTACGTCTTTTGTCACTACTTTTGCATTCAACCCAATACTTTGGACATACTGAATTGACCCTTCTAAATTTTTACCTATCAATGCTGCGTCAATACCTGCACTCTCAAAATTTTCTACTAAAGTGGCGGAACTAGTTCCTAAAATTTTGGATGCTGCATAAAGTTTGCTAACTTGTTCTTCGGTTGCAATGACGTTTCGTCTTGCTCCTTCAGAAATTTCTTGCATGGTTTCACTAACGTTGGTTATATCACCACCTAATCGAATTACACCCGCCGCGGCTTTTGAAACCGCATCGTTCATTTCTTCTAACCTTGTTCTTCCTTGAAGGAACGCATTGTTAAGTTTATCGGCCTCACTATACATGTCGCCAATAGCATTCAATATTTCCGTTACAGGTTGACCAAGTTTTTTTATACTTTCTTCAAGGTCCTTTGCACTACCTCTGTCGTTGGGGTTGTCGTTAACTGCCATAGTTTACTTTTTCTATATAAATAGAAGAAGGACTAAAAATTTAGTCCTTCCTGTTATCTTCAATCCATTTATCCAATAAATATTTTCTTACAAAAATCGGCATTTGGACAAAATCTTGATACGTAATTTTCATTAAATTATTCAAATAATAAAACTCATCTATTTGACTTTTCCTATAATCAGAAGAAAGGGCGAAAAAATTCGACCCCAAACCCAACATTCACTGTTAGTTTTTCTCCAGACGGGGCCATAATAGTTTTATTCATATCCAATCTTGGTTCGTTTTCATTCATAAAGTTTCGGATGAATTTTGAATCGGAAATTGGCATTGATTCAATAAATTTTGCAATCGTTGCTTTATCTGTTGAACCATCAACTTCGACCATTTCCTTTTGCATTCTCCATGTAACCTTGGGAACAACCCTTCCTTGAGGGTAAGTTTCCGCCATTTTACTAATTTCCATAATTTCACCGTATGTCAATGGTTTCAACTTTATAGTTGATTGACTTTTTGGTAAAGTAACCGTAAACGTACCATCTTCATTTGGTTGTTGTCCATTAATAATTGTAAGTTGGTCCAACATTACCGTTGTTTGAAATGTTTTTTTAGTTGCCGGGTCAGTCAAATTTAATGTAATATCAGGACCAAATCCTGTGTTTCTTAAAAATATCAAAATCGCTTCAACATCGCCCTCAATCAAATCTTCAACTCTGATATCTGGTTCATATATTTTAGCTCTCAACAAATTTAATGTTAAATCGTTTGAACCGCCCATGATGATGTTTTCATCTGCGGCTGTTAAATAACCAACTTTTATTGATTTTTTTTTGTTTCTGTAAAAAATACCTTGTGATGGTAAAGGAACCACATCGTGTGGTAGTGTGAAATTTTGTTGACCGTAGTCATTTGTTTGATTATCCATATAAAAAAATTAACCGTAAAGTTTATCGCTTTACGGTTAAATATAATTAGAATTGGTTTTTTGTAAATACTATTAGTATACTAAAACACATCTGTCCATTCTCAATGTTGCAGATATTGTAGCTAACCCGTCAGTATTATATGCTAACGAATCAAAGTTAACGTCAGTTAAAAATGTACCATATAAAATCCATTTTTCAACAACAACACCTGTTGGGTCCAACATTTCGAGGTCAATATCTTTTTTGTAACCCGCAGCATAACCCATACGACCTGTTACTGATTCAGCATGTAAACGAACCCACTCCATAAGAGCTTGAGCTGCAGAAGGACCAATTGGGTCACGAAATTTAACTGGAATTGTTTGCCAAGTAAATCTACCCGCAACGTACGTAGACGTATTCAAAAACGGAATTTCTGTAGCAACAATTTGAATGTGTGGTCTAGCCGTTGATTCTACGAACCATTCGTTAATACCCAAACTTGATGGAAACCTTAAGATGAAACGATTCTGTCGTTTCGGTTCGTAAGGTATCGGCATTTTCATTAATAAATCAGCCATGTTATTTTAATTTTTTGTTTCTTTTTTGTTTATAACTATAAATATAGCACTATCAAAAAATTTTTCCCTTTACTTTTTTTTTTGAAAAATTATTCTTTATTTATACTCCTTCTTAATGCCTCCAGCAGTAGAATAAGTCTTAACTATATTATCTGGTTTGTTTTTGAAATGTTTACTCATTACTTCTACATTCTTTATATCATCATCTGAAAATCCTATAACTGGTCGCTCTGGTATAAATTCATTGGATATTTTATTTTTTATATAAGCTTTTTTGTGTAGTATTCCGGCTAAACCCTTGATATAAGCAACAAAATCTTCCATTGCTCGAACTTTTGCTTCTTCAGGATTTGTTGCACCTTGTTCGTCACCAAAAGACACGGGGTGGAATTTACAAAGTTCTAAATAAGACTTTATCAAATCATCATCACTCATATCCTCCTCATCGACAAACGTCCTATACTTTTTTAAGTTTTTCACTAGTTGTTCTTTGTCTATACCATTGAAACCACTAATGATGTAATTGTACACCGCTTGTTTTATAGTTTCAGGATTGTGTCCTCTAGCTGTGATTATTGAAAAAATGGAACCATTGTTGATAGCTTCTCTAAAATCACCAAAAGCAGGACCTTCTTTAGCTCTCATTGAGTCAATTAAAAAATCTTTATCTCCTTCAGTTCTAAAATTTCTGAAAGGGTTTTCAGCAAATTCTACAATAGTTTCCCCTTTGTATTCAAAAGGTTTTTTTCCAATCTCACTTCTATATTCGGCAAAGTCATCAGTACTCATACCAATCTCATCACCATTGTCATTTTTTAATATTATTTTTGTCGGCATATGAACAATATTATCATCCCAATCAAAGGCATAATATTTCATATCTGGTGTTCCTTCACCCTTAAATCCTTCTTTAAGTTGTCTTTTCATATTTGGCAATTAAAGGGGATACCAAAGTACCCCCATTAAATTTATTAGATGTTTTCAAACGAAGCACCTGTTGGTGTGATAAAGAATTCAATATCGATGAACTCTAAAGCTTTTGTAGGTTTTAAGTATATTTTACCAACCAATCTGTTAGCATCCAAATCTTCAGGTGTAGAAGATACTGTTACACGGAAATCGTAAAGACCTCTATCTCTTCTGATTGAATCCAAAATTGGATTAACACTATCCAAGAATTGTTGTCTAACAATTTGGTCGTTTTGTTCGAACAATAATCTTACCGCAACTGCTGAAATCAATTTACGAGCTTGAAGTAATAATCTTCTTACGTTCAATCTGTTAAGTGCTGTGTCAGCAACTTGTAAAGTTTTGTTACCCCAAATTACAGTTCCAACATCAGAGAACGTTGCGATAGGGTTAATTCTACCTTGATATAATGTATCTCTGTCAGTTTGTGTTAGTTTTTGTCTAGCTTTGATAGAATTTACAAGACCTCTTGTGTAACCCGCTGACGCGAACCAAGGGAATGAAATGTTATCAGTTAGAGCCAAGTTTCTACAAACTTCACCTGTTGGAGGTAAATAAATTTGTGTATTGTTAACTGTATCACGAACTAATATCCAAGGATAATATGTAGCGGTATAGTTAGAGTCAATTCCTGTGTTATCCAAGTTATCAACAGCTTCTTGTGAGTAAATGATATCTTGAGGATTTGTTGAATCTGGTGTGTACATGTTGTAGTCAGGAGTTGTAGCGATATAAACCGAGTCAGCTCTTGAGTATTGTACCATGTCAATTGCCTCTTCAACAAGGTTTGAGTTATTTACATAATCAATTGCCGTTGTTGCAAAAACGTTGATGTTAGTTGATTCAGGATTTGCAAATGTTAAGATACCAAGTAAGTAAGCGTAGTAGTCGGTGTTTGCAAAATCTTGTGTATTATTTTGAACCACAATTCTTTTGAATAAACCATCACCTGTTGCCGTTGGGTATCTTGAGGATGCCGCAGCACCTGCTAAATAACCTGAAGCTCCTAATTGGAATCTATCTTCATTTGTTCTCCATTCTCTGTAGATATCCCATCCATCAAATCCACCCGCGAAACATACTGTATATTTTCTTGAGTAAATGAAGTAGTATGGATTTTCTTGAGTTGCAGGGTCTTCTCTGAATTCTGCAACACCACATTCGAATGCTGTTTGTCCACTTGACATAGCAGTATTTGCAATTGTTACCACAGTTGCACCAGAGTCCATGTGGAAACCTTTACTTAATACGTTCCAAGGTTGACCCTCAACCAATGGATTTGAAATCCAACCTGGAGGGGTTTGTTTACCTTTGTAAGTTAAGAAAGATTCATCAATTCCAAATTGACTTGAAAAACCTAAATAACTTCTTCTTATGATGTCACCTGCAGATTCTACAGGAGCACCTCCAGCATTAGCACCAAATGGAGGATTATAAATTACCTCACCTGGGTAATAATATTTAGTTTTGAATTTTGGATATGGTGAAGGGTAAACATCAAAACTTTCATATTCTCTTTGAGTGTATCCGTAGAAACCACAAGGTAATGAATCGATAGGATAGTTTGGAGCCATCTCAATCATTATATATTTTGAAATTAACGCAAACTCACCATTCGAAGAACCAATTTTTTTAGCGACAAAGTTATTTGAAGCCGGGTCCATTGTACAGTTTGTGAATTTTTCAATTACGACAGGATTTGCATCTGTATCATAAAAGTTTCTAACCAAAACATCAAATGACATACTGTTGAATGATAAGTTAGCTATTGAAACTTTAATTTCAGTGTTTGCTGAATCTCCGTCAGAAATTGATATAAATTTGAATAAGTTATATACTTTATTACCTCTCAATTCAGAAACCAAATAAGGAGTTTCAGGTGATTGGTATCTTTCCAAGTTATACGCTATTGAAGATGTGTTTTGACTTCTTGCGTCTGGTAAAGCAATTAAATCACATGCTAAACCACGAATATAACCTTGATTGTATGCGTAATCTAAAGAACCTTGATAAGCTTCTTCAACAAAGATAGGAGTTTGGAATCTTGACTTACCAAAATTGTCAACACCTAATACTTTTGTAATGTATTTTGCGGAAGACGCTAACAAAGATGTTTCAAGAGAAAATACGTTGTTATCTTTAGTAACACCTGACAACAAGAAAGTTGCGTAAGGTGAATTAGTAATTCCTGAATATTGACCTGTACAAATTAATTGAAGATTGTTAGGAACCCATGCATTACTATTATTGTAATCAATACCTACTTCATAAACAGGTCCATGATTTATACTTGAACTACTATTAGAGTATTCTGAAATACCTCTCGAACGTAAAGTTCCAACAACCATGTTGTTAAATTCAGAATAAGCAGTTCCTGTAAATGTATAAGAATTACCAGTAACTGTACCTGTAAATGAATTTGAAGCTCCTGAAGTCAAACTTGATACCGCATAGTAAAAAGAATAACCTGTATAATTACCTGTTAAAGAATCATAATTTTGGAACTCAAAGTTAGCATAAAACCAAGAGTCATTACTACCAGCAGTCAAATCGTTTTCAAAAAAGTTGTTTTCACAACCAAATGGATTTTTAATTGTTGAATATTCACCAGTTACTGTAAAGTAATCCGTACTTGGTATTGCTCCGTAAATTACTGCAGTAGTTGCTGAAGTAGAAGGAGAGTCCAATATTCCACCTAAATAATTGTTAAAGTCAGTTTGTAAAGTTGAAGTACTTCCGTCAAGTAATCTATACTGAACATTCAAATTTGCACTTACTTCAATTGGTAAAGCCCCACTAACAAAAGTCACTGTGTTTCCAGTTGAGTTTCCTGTGAATGTTGCAGAGAATGGTGTTGCCGATGATGGGTCACCAATAGTTGTTGGGTCTACATTGGCAGTAACAGTAAGTGACCATGATGGACCTGCATCATAACCTGACAATCCCAAAACTCTTGTTACAAACAATTGATTTGATTGTTGTAAATATGATTTAGCAATATATGCAGCTTCATATTTTGGTATTTGAGTGTTATAAAATTTTACGGGTTCGGTCCCACCAAAGTAAGCTTGGAACTCATCATAATTCGTTATGAATACTGGTTCGAATGCTGGACCCTTAATTGTTTCTCCAACAAGACCTAATGTCGTTACACCCACACTTTGGGCTACGAACGATAAGTCGGTTTCAGATGTGTAAACGCCTGGTGATACGAATACTTTTTGATTTGCTTGTGCTGTTGCCATTATTAAATTATTCTGTTACAGATTTATTTTATTGATAAATATTAGATATTATATGAAAAAACTTTACTTTTACATAAGTATTTATAAACGGTAGGAATATTTTCTGCCTTTTTTCATACCATGAAAACCAAGAAAGAAATCAAAAACATAAAAATATCCCCCGAGTCCCACGAAATACTAAAAAAGTACTGTGATAAGAGGGGGATAAAAATTTATAAGTTTTTAGAAAACTTAATTATCGAAAAGTGTAAAGAAAAAAAAGATATATACGGAGAAGATTAAACTAACTTGTTATCGAAAGTTATTTTAGATTCTTTTGAGTTGTCTATTTTGGTCACTTCTATTCTTAATATATCATTTGTGGTAATTTGAATTACATTAACATCACTACCATAATAATCATCATTAATATATACATCATAAGTTGATACGTTATCGGAACCAACAATTGACATGTTAGCTGTAAAATCAATCATATCAACTAATGTGGTATTACCCGATACAAATAAAAAATTGGTTTCAAACTCATTTGGGTTTTCAGGGTATTTGTTTCTTCTTTGTTTTCTTGTTGATGTATCTAACTCAAATAATTGTGTAATCCTTTGAATTGCGGGTTTAACTTCAAATTCATCCTCATCTATCAAATAACCCAACATTGTAAAGTCATAATTTTGAATATAATATTTTCTTGAATCAATAGTCAGTTGAGATTCATCAGATACATTATCTAATATAATTGGTACGTATTGACCTTTAATAAATGTATAAGCTTGTCTTGATGCAAAGGTTTGCATTACCGTCTTATTAAGTTGGTTCAATTCTCTCATTCTATTACAAATGATTTTCATACTATATTTTAAATCGATTGGAACTGGTTGCGGAATTGTATAAATGTCCATACCTTGTTCATTACCATTCCAAGTTGGAACCGACGCATAGTAAAATTGTTTTCTGTTTGGGATATTATAAACTAAAGCAGGATTTGAACCGTACTTTACTTCAGGAATTCTAACCAAAGTAATAAATGGAGGTGATGGGTTAAAATCCAAATCTGTAAATAAAGCAGTTTCAGTATATTGTGCCCAATTTTGAGTTGTGATTATAATATCTAAAAAAGGAACCGTTTGTCCCGCGGTTACTACTTTCAACTCTTCTTTGCAAAAATTCAACATACCCTTATCCAAGTCAGCATGCAATACCGACTTTGGAAGGTAAGTTCCGTCATCTTTAATATATTCCAAAAGTTGTTCTCTTCTTGCAGATAACTCTTTCTTTGGAACTAAAGGTAATGTTGGTTTAACTATGTTTCTTGGTAACGGCATTTTATTATTTTACAACAAACAGTTTATCTTTTGAATTTATCATATCAATTTCCTGAGCTCGATATACAGGTTCTTCTGTATTTTTAAATACAAAAGTATCATATTTGTATGGGTTATAAGTTACAATCTTATCGGATGACGGGTTTGGTATTTCATCACATGGATATTCACAATAATCTAACAATTTACCTATCACAAAGGCATGAACATTTTTCCTTTGTTCATCCCTAACTTTTTCTTTCCCTACTTGTCTAACTCTAAACTCAACGTCACCAAGTTTAACATAATCAGCATACATAATAACCTTACTATCGTATGTAACTGAAAAAGTATGTTTATGTAAATTGTAATATACCATTACTTTTTTACCTAAAAACAAATTATCAAATTGTGATTCTGTAATAACAACTTTCATTATAATCCTCTAAATTCATTTTCACTTACGTATGTTGCTGTTATAGTTCTATAAAAAGGTTTATAACCACCATAAGTATGTTTATTATCCGACTTAACAAGCCCGTCATCAATTACTGTGTAATATCTAACTCGGTCTTCACTTTCATAATATCCAAAATAGTCACCCATATAAATGTTAACACCTAAATCATCAAGTGTTTTTTGATAAATAGAAAATTTCATATTACCAGGTTCACCTTGTAATACTTTTGAACTACCAAGTAATTTGTTTGTTGGAGCCATAACTTGGACATAACCTTTAAGTTCAATCGGTGCCATAAACTGAATGCCGTCCTCTAAAACTTCACCATAGACATCATCAGTTTTTGTCCTATATCTATCAACACGATATAATATTACGGTAAAGTTCATATCACCTAACAACCACTCCTCACCCATACTAATATCCAAGGCATAATCTTCGGCTCCGAAGAATTTACCTAATCTTGTAATTGGAACTAATTTTTGCATATATTGATAAATACTTTATTTTCACTTATATTTATTCAAACGTTTATTAAAAAAGAATGGAAGTAAGTTTGGAGTCGAAAGCGATGGCGATTCTTGAAACATATGAAGGTGGTAACAACTACCTTTTAGAATTAAAACGTAAATCACAGATTAACAAAAAATTCTACCCGACAAGAAGCCAATCCGAATACATTATATCATTCCACGATAAGCAACCAAAGGTTGCCAAGAAGTGGGTGATTCTTGATGCTTACTTTGCCCAAAAGATGGCTGACGACAAGTTATACACAGAAATTCCGCAGAAAGTTTGGGTTGAAAAATTATTAGCAGATAAAGAAAAGGCTTACCATATTTGGGGAAAAGTTTTTGATAATGAAGAACTTCACGATTTTTGGTTACCAAAGGCTGCGATTATTAAAGACAATTCTGTAAAGGATGTTGTTATCGATTATTCAAAATATTCCAAACGTCCTCCTCTCAACCACCAAAAAGAATCAATTCAAAAGTTAGTTGAAAACAAAAAATTTATTCTGGCTGACGACATGGGTCTTGGTAAAACAACTTCGACGATAATTGCGGCGTTAGAAACAGGAGCAAAAAAAGTTTTGATTATTTGTCCAGCAACATTAAAAATTAACTGGAAAAGAGAAATTGAAAACTATTCAGACAGAAGTATTTTCATTGCTGAAGGTAAAAATTTCAGTACTGAAGCTGACTTCGTAATTACCAATTACGACATTATTAAAAATTTTCACGACCCGAAGAAAAAAGATGATTCACAAATTTTGGCATCAAATTTTGATTTGGTAATTGTTGACGAAGCTCATTACATCAAGAACGCAACTGCTCAAAGAACAAAACTTATCAATGACATTGTTAAAAAAACTGAAAGGTTATGGATGTTGACAGGAACCCCAATGACATCAAGACCGATGGATTATTTCAATTTGTTGAGTTTGGTTGAATCACCTGTCGCCAAGAACTGGATGGCCTACGCTATTAGATACTGCGCGGGTTATCAATTCAAAGTTGGGAACCGTAAAGTTTGGAACGTCACAGGTGCTTCAAATTTGGAAGAATTAAGAGACCGAACTTCAGGATTAACATTAAGACGATTAAAAGAAAACGTTTTGGATTTACCTGACAAAATTATCACACCAGTTTACTTGAGACTAAAATCAAAACAATATGAAGAGGTCATGGGTGAATACTATGATTGGTACGACAAAAACCCCGAAGAATCAAAATCACTAACGGTTCAGTTTTCCAAATTAACAAAAGTTAGACAAATCATTGCTGACGAAAAAATTGCACAAACAATTGAAATTGCGGAAAACATTTTGGAACAAGATAAAAAAGTAATCATCTTCTGTAACTTTACCGATTCGTTAAATAAAATTACCGAACATTTTGGAAAAGCTGCGGTTAAATTAGATGGTTCTATGACAAAACCTGAAAGACAACACTCGGTAGACCAATTCCAAGAAAACCCAAAGGTAAAAGTTTTTGTGGGTAATATTAAAGCTGCAGGTGTGGGAATTACATTGACCGCTGCGGAAGCTGTTATTATGAACGACCTGTCTTTTTTACCTTCAGACCATGCCCAAGCGGAAGACCGAGCGTACAGATACGGACAAAAAAATAATGTATTGGTTTATTACCCAATATTTGAAAACACAATCGAAGGTATTATCTACGATATTCTTAACAACAAAAAACAAGTGATTGCTACCGTGATGGGTGATAACTTAAACCCAGCCGACGCAGCAGAAGAAATTCTTAAAAGAATTAACGACTTGCGAAAATAAGAAACAACGGATTATTTATATAAAACGGATAATCCAATTTTATGAAAAAAACAGAAGAAAAAATCCAACAACTCGAAACACAAATACTTGAAAACCACGTTAACAAAGAGAAGGAGTTGTTGATTACAGAAATGAAAAAAATAGGGATAGAAAAATTACCTTACTCCTATTCAGCCTTGAAACAGTTTATTGACCCAGAAACAATGAACTTCCATTACAACAAACATTACAAGGGATACGTGGATAAACTTAACGATGCGTTATCAAAAAAGAAATACGGGGATTTAGATTTAGAAAAAATCATCAAGACCATAAGTCGTTTTGATAAGGATATAAGAAATAATGCTGGTGGAGCATTTAACCACGCACTGTTTTGGAACATGTTAACCCCTGAACCAAAAAAATTAGATGGTGAACTTTATAAAAAGATAACCAAACAATGGGGAACCTTTACAAATTTCAAAAAGGAATTTGAAAAACAAGCCAAAGATAGATTCGGGTCAGGATGGGTATGGTTAGTATTAACTTCAAAAAATACTTTGAAAATTATGTCTACTCCCAACCAAGACAATCCTTTAATGAATGTGATTGAAAATGGTGGATTCCCATTACTTGGGTTAGACTTGTGGGAACACGCTTATTATTTGAAATATAAAAACAAAAGAGACGAGTACATCGCAAACTTTTGGAAAGTAGTCAATTGGGATTTTGTAAGTAAAATGTACGAAATGAAAATTGAAACAAAGTTAGCCGAATCTACAAAAATGAAACAAGTTTTGAGTGAAGGAAAATCTGAAATGTGCTCCCAATCGGAAAATGAATTTTACAGAGTTTTGTTTAATGTAAATTCAGATGTTAAATGGACATTCATGAATGGTATAAACAAAATCATAAAAGAAGTTTTCCCTGAAAACTACATATCAAATCCTGAAAACGATGAACTTCCAGGTGTTTATAATCTTGAAGGACCCGGTAGGTCTGTAATAAATAAATTGAACACGAATTATACTGCATTTTGTATTTTAGTCAAAGACATCAACAAAGTCATTGCAACAATTCCAATCAAATTTACCGATAAAACACCAGCACAACAAAGAAAAGAAGTTGAAAGATTTGTAAAAACCATTGACCATTTCAAATATAGAATATTTGATAAAGACAGCTCAACTTTACATAACTTATTAAGAACCCTAACGGAAAAAAATAAAGCCGGTTCAAAAAGAGAGGAAATCACCGCAGCAATCATGAGACGATATTTTGGTGACAAAGTTCAAGTTGATGTTGTTGGAGAGTTGGGAAGTAAAAAAGATGCGATTCAAGGAGTAGATTTGGAACTGACAAAAGAAGATGGTCAAAAATACACAGCTCAAATCAAACCTTTTAGGAATATGATTGTTGGTGAAGACGGGATAACTTTGGAAGGGACTGCAAGTGTTAAAATTTACAACACCGATTTGATGATTTTCCAAAAAGGAAAAAATGTTTTGATATTCAATAAAAAACCAAAAATAGTAAAAGGTAATTTTGTTTTTCCTGTTGATTCGTTGATGTATAATATACAATCATAAACTAAAAGATATTTATTAGATATGTCAGTTATACCAGAACCAGAAAGGTCAAAAATTTATACCAGAATTAAACACTTGTTGGGCGCACCAATTAGAAGTGTAGAAATCGAAGATGAGATGATGGATTCTTTGATGGAATTATCTATTCAAGATTATGAAGAATATGTTTTGAATTGGTTAATTGATAGTCAATGGGTTAACTTAGTTAATCTTAATATGACTGAGAAATCTGTTGCAAAAGCATTGATTACAAGAACAATGGATTTTGAACAACAGTTTTCATACGCATATTCAAAGATTGTTGGATTACAAGCTCAAGGGCCTTGGGTATTAAAGAAAGATTATATCATTCTTGAAGAGAATAAACAAAACTACGAAATTCCAGCTGGTCGTGAAATTAATGAAGTTTTATGGTTCAGTAATCAACCGTGGACCGCATTTGGTTTAGGTGGTATTGGTGGATTTGGTGGTGTTGGTTTAGGTGCCAACGAAGCAGGTTTCGCCCAAATGGGTTATCAAGGTTCTTACTTTATGATGTCAGGTTTTGACTACTTAATAAGAATGCAAGAAGCAAATATTTTGAACAGAATTCTTGGTGGTCAATTAACTTATAGAATTACCGCATTACCTGACGGTAAAAAAGATTTACAACTATACAACGCTCCTGGTAATAATTTTAATTGGAATAATTATAGTGGTTATGTTGGTAAAGCAGTTTGGTATTGGTATTATGATGTAACTCCTGATAGTAGAGCAGATTGTTTGAAAAACAACCCTGACGTAATCAAAATGCCAAATGATGTTCCTTTGCAAGAACTTACTTGGACGGACTTGAATGTTCCGGCACAACAATGGGTAAGAAGATGGTTTACCGCTTATGTGAAAGAAACTTTAGCTAGAGTTAGAGGAAAATATAGTGGTAATTTGAAAACACCTGATTCTGAAATTACAATGGACTACACAAGTTTATTGACAGAAGCAAAAGATGAGAAATCAAAATTATTAGAAGAACTAACAGGTCCTGAAGGTTGGTTAACAAGATTAAGACCTGAAAAAGTTATGGAAAGAGAAGCATTGATTGCAGAGAACTTAAACAAACAAATGAAGTTCAGAGCAATGCCTCGTCAAATATATGTAATTTAATATTATGGCAATTATAAGAACAATACCCTCAAGGAGAATTATAAACGGAGAAGTTATAAATACATCAGAAATTTCTATAGTTTCTGAAAAAGAATACGTTACAAACGGTGAAGAATGTATCATTGTAAGAAATGTTGCAGAATCTACAATCATTTTGGATTCTAAAACAACTGACCACACTGTGGTAAAAGCAATGACAAGAATAACAATCAAACCGGACACTGGTAAAATAGATGAGGACTACGATGAAATCGTTGCCGACAAATACGCTTGTATTGAGTTTAGATTCTGCTCGGGTAACTGGTACATCTTATCTTCAGACGGTCTGAAGAACTCCTAATTTAGTTTCCCAACCTTCTTCCGCTAAATCATACATGTAATTAGGTTTCAAACCTCGTTTTTCCCAGTATGACATTTCAGCATCTGTAATGGTTAATACATCTTCCAATTTATCTTGGTCTGCTTCTTCAAAAGGTTGACCATTAATAAGCTCACATTGTGATGTGGTAAATATTCCTCTTTTTTCGGGTTCATTTACAATCAAACCATTTCTAACATCTTCCTTGAAACAAACCAACAAAGGCTCAATTCTTTTATTGAACGTTGTTATTGCTCTTGGAACATTGTAGTCACCTGTTAAGTTAGGGTCATTATCCAAAATGTCTTTATCCAACATATAACAATTAATCTGAACACCGTCACCTTTCTTCTGAACATCACCATGTGAGGCTTTAACTCCGTTGTTAACATACATGATTACATCACCCAAACTAACATTAAGATTAGCAGCCATTGCAAGTTCCATATGAGCCATACGACTCATACTGTTACCTGCTTTAGTTTTTTCTGTTAGACGTTTTTTGTAATCTTCCATAGTCAATTTGACTTTGGCTCTTTGTGCAATTTTACTCAAAGGAATTTGTTTGTCATAAATCTTTTGTAAGTATTCATAATAATATTCAACAAAAGACTTACCATCACCTTCCAATAACATCTTCACTCCTTTATCCAAAAATTCCTCTATGTATAGTGGTAGTTTCTTGGATTTGATACTATTACCTGTTAATTTGATTTTTCCTTTGGCATCCATAACCGCATAATTTTTACGAGCCAAGTTAATACATGAAGGCCAAACCCCATCCGTATCAAGAGCCATTTCACCTCTCATGAATATATCGTTGTACTCGGCAACATCAGCCTCAGGACCATAATACTCTTTACCTAACTTAACTTTCCAATTTAGACCACGACCAACATAAACTCGGTCTTTTGCTTCAGGAGGAGTTGAGAAGTTAACACCGTCCGTATCCATTACCAATGGAACATATCCTTTGGACATAAAGAACTTAATCATCTGACGAAGGTATTGTCTACCCGTACAAGTGATTTGTTCTCCCATGTACATGTCACCCCAAGCATAAACCTGTGGAGCTGACAACGCACCGAACATTGAGTTGATGAAGATTTTGATAGGTAATTGTTTGTTCCCGTAAGATTCAGATTTTTTACGGTCTGTTTCGTAGTATTGTTCGGCCAATTGTTTGTATTTGATACGGGTATCACGGAACCATTTCAACATTCCTTTCATTGCACCTGTTACGTCACAATCAGGGAATACATCATGTACCAACTGAATAGATGGGTATAGAGACGAGAAGTCAAGTTTCAATACATCTTTAGAGTAACCAACCTTAAGTAGTCGAGAAAGACCTCCTACGAAGTCAGTTTTACCTTGTTTTGCTGGTATTGCAAGTCCATGTTTGTATGACCAAGCCAACATCAACATTTTCCATAATGTGGCGGTACCCATGGTAGAAACCCTTTCATACGTTGTTGGAATCATCGCAGCTAGCAAGAACGAACCTTGATTGAACTCTTGGTCAACCTTTAGGGTTTCATCCAAGTCATCGTCAAGATACATTTCAACTAATTTGTCACCTGTAATCTTTTTGTATATGTCACTACGTTTTTCACAAACCTCATCAATCTTTGGGTCTGCTCCAACTTTTTTATAGTTACCATTTTTTTCATTCAACCAATATTCTTCTTTTTTTACATAGAATGGGCCGATGTCCAAATGGTCAATGTAAACACGGTCAGGTGCCTCGGCGTTAATGTATTTGGTTATGTATTTCAAACCTGCGGCCTTGATACTTGAGTTAATCGCTTGAGCCCTACGAACAGCATGGATAATATCAATTACGTTATAACCCCAAATTGAAGTTTGAGTAAATGTCTCAACCTCATTTGCAAGTTTCAACATACTATCTTTTCTTGTAAATGAATGGTCTGGGTGCAGTGACTTACATATTTTTCTTGGGTCAATTCCCAAAATTTTACATCTTTCAAAAATCCAATGCCAGTCGAAGTTTGCCGAGTTATACCCACCAATGATACTTGGTTTTAATTCATTGATAACCTTAAAGAATTCAATGATGGCATTCTTTTCTTCCGCCTCATCCATACATTCGATAACTCGGTGATATCCCTTGTTTGTCTTAATTCCAATCATGAAGATACGACCATCCTTTGGTTCAAGTGCGGTTGTTTCCAAGTCATATACAAGTCGAGTCACTTCGTCATAATTTTCGAAGCCCTTAAATAAACGTTTTTCTTTTGAGATTAGATATTGTTCTACAGGAGGTAGAATCATTACTTTGTCTTTTGTTTTCTCACCCCACGGGTCACACCCGCCGTCTCTGAAGAACTGAATAAGTTCTCTATAACCCTTTAAGGATTTAACCATAAATGTTAAACCTTTTTGTAGTCTTTCATTACCGTGAGTTTCTAATTTATCTATAACAATTCCATATTTTGTCATAGCTTCTTTTTGCGCCGCTTTGGAATCATTATAAAACTTGATTCCACGTAAATCACCCACCCATGCAAATGGGGTAAATGTATCCTTACGGATTTCTTTTCCTTTACCAGGAATTTCTTTGATTTTGTAAATGGAGTTGGATGCGTAATCGAATTCTATTGCAACAATGAATTCTTCGGGGTCGTTACCGTGTAAAAACGATTCGATTTCTTCGTTTGATATCATAATTTATAAATTTAGAGTGGTTCATTAGCTTTCACACCATCGTGAAATTTACCTTCCTCTATAAATATAAAATAAATAAACTAGTAATCAAATTAACAACAAGCAGTTTGTGAAATAAAACTTGGTTGGATATTGATGTATAATTCTTCTCTGATTGGTAGAATCAAACTCCCTTCATCATTTTTAATCAAAAATTGACCTTGATATCTTCCAGGCGTGTTTGTGTCTCTTGAAGTGAATTGGAAGTAAACATAGTATTCAGGAGTCGCTCCCAAAGGTAAAATTAAAGGAACAATACTACAAGGTGCTGAAACAATTTTAGGAATTCCTGTTTCAACCTCTATCATTGTAAAAAAAATTGTGGAAACAGCTAAATCTTCCATCAGTTGTAGATAACCTGCTCTACCATCTTTAACAACCTGCATTTTTAATACAGGAAGAGTTGCATTTTGCTTTATGTAAAATTCCATAACAATAAATATATTGTTATGACTCTTTTCTTAAATTTCTATCATAATGCTCAAATCTATCATGTTCGGTAGGGGTCATCAATAAGAGACCTGGATTCAGTTTACATTCTTTCACGAGTTGGTACATATGACTCATCCATGTTTGTTCGAATGGATGTGCCCACGTAGTATCTAAAAACATTTTTTGATTACCTGTTCTTGTCACAATTTGTGGCCAATTACAATAGTATACTTCACCTGTTACGTACGGAACACCTTGATAAGTTCTAACTGAATTATAAACTGCTTTTGGAGCATTTGGGTCTAAACCCTGAACTGGTAATCTATCTTTACCTGGCCAATATTTTTCTCTAACATTTTGAGGTACATTATACCAAGACCATTGCGTTCCGTTATCACCAAAAAACTCACTAAAATTAAGTTTAAGGAAATCAAAATTTTCTTTTTTAACAATTTGTAACGTTTTTGAATATAAATTTGGAACATATCTATTAAACCCGTTTCTACATACCTCACCTTCTTTTGGATAAAAGAACATATCATCTTCAAAAAACAAATAAAAATCTAAATCAGTTTCATTTTGAAAATGTTCAGCAATCCATTGACGACCACCACAAATGCCTAAATTGTCTTTTTTTATATGTTCAAAATCAAATTCTTCACATAGTTCAGCATATTCTTCAAATGTGGATTCATCTGAAGAATTATCTAATAAAAACTTTTTAGTTTTATAAATGTAGTCCCTATCGTAAGATATCATTGATTCAATCAACGTTCTAAATTGTTTTGGGCTATTAAATGTTATGACGTATAATCCAGTTTTGTTAACATTCAAATCGTCGTTTAGTGACTTTACACCCGAAGCGTTTTTAAGTTCATAAGCATCATTTTTTAAATCTTCACAAAATTTACCAATTAAACCGTTCTCGCCTATCTCAACATAATCAATCAAAGATGGATGTTTATATAACATAATACTAAAAATTGATTCTTCGGTACCCATATACCCATCACTAATTGTTTTGAATAAAGTATTGTAGTAAATTGTATTAATTTCTGAAATTGTATGTTTTGGACCACCAAATAAACCTCCTCTACAAACTAACTTAATATCGTTGTTAGCGTATTGGTTTATTTCAGGGTATGAAAAACCGTGTATTTCATTATTAGCGTTATATGGGAATGCAACAAAGCCAAATTTACTAAAAACTTCAGGTAATTTATTTTGTATTTTATCATGAGTAAAATATCCAGGATGTATTGTGTTTGTTATACCAGCATCTAACCAAAAAAGATGTGATGAGTTAAATTGGTCAACAATTCTAGCATCATTCATTAAAAACATCTTTGACATAACTAAAGGGTTGTACCACTCTAATTTTCCTTGAGTTGATTCCGATAACCACCCTGCTTGATTATACCATTTAGAGTCTGTTCTTATTTCCTGTATTTTATCATATGGTACGGTTGTTTTAAACCAATCTTTACTTCTAACAACAAATTGAGTATTTGACCTATCTCGTCTTTGAAATACAAACGATTGTAATTCTTCTTCACCAAAAATAATCATATTCGACTCAATTTTTAATAATTGTTCAAACTTATCTAAATAATGTTGAAATGAACGAGACCATCCTTCGGTTAAACCATCTCTATTAATATTCCATAATCCAGTCACAATAGTAACACCGCTGTTATTCTTCGTTTCATTAGGTACAGGTCCACCAACAATGTGTCTACCCAATTGGTCACAAACAACCTCAAGATTATATTCAATATTTCTTTCTTTAAAGAAATCACGTATTGCCGCGTCAACACCTGGTAAATCAAATCTTCTGAAATCATGGAAAAGAATAACACCACCATCAGACATTCTATCATAAATTTGAGATAAACTATCATATATTGAATCATAAAAATCACCATCTAAAAATGCAAATGATATTTTTTCAGGTAAATCCTCACTTTTAATATCTTTAAACCATCCTTTAACAATTTTAGGTGGGGTTAAATTGTTGGTTTTAAAGTTATTAATTAAAACTTCTTCGGTTGTTTTTAATGTAAACGGCTTCCAACCTGTATTGATTTCATATTCACTCAAAGGGGGTAACCCTTCAAAAGAATCAAAAACTGTTAAGGTTTTATTTGATTCATAAACATCTAATGTTTTTCTAATATATTTTGATGATTCACCCACATAACATCCTAACTCAACAACATCACCCTCAATGTTATTTTCTAATACATTTGATAGGTTTTTAACTATCTGTGTTATTTGGTCATGGTTAATGATTGAAGAATCAACTTTTTTATTATCAAAGTTTAATATTACGTTTAAAAGATTTTCCATTTATTGATTTGTTTTTTTGTTTGATTTTTGTAATTATTGTTTTTGTCTGCAAGTCCAAACTACATTTTCAAATGTTTCTTTATTATAATAATTCAAATTATTAGATATACAAGAATCTTTGATATTTTCGTTAGATATTTCAAACCAATTCCAAAGTTTTCTGTTAACTCTTTCTTCAAAGATTTCTTTGTTCTCACCATAATCATGAGCCATGATAAAATCACCTGATTTTATAAATTTAGATAAAACATTAAACTCACCAATTTTATTTCCACCATCACATAACACAATTGTTATTCCATCTTGTTGGATAAAATCAATAACGTCTTGTTTAACTTCTTGGTAGTTATTCATAAAAATATCTTCGACTCTAACATCTATATCACTTTTAATCATGTCTTCGTACCAACCACGTCCATATATGTCATATGATAAGATGTCTATTGGGTGATTTATTTCGTCAGATACCCATTTTAAAAATTGTGTGAATCCACCTAGAGCGGTTCCTATTTCTAAAATTCTAACTGGTTTAACTTCATTTAAAAAGTTGTAAAAAACCTCATAAACTTCATGTGTTTGTTGGGCCGCCATACCCATGAACGAAGATAATCCATCATTTTCTTCTAAGTTAATTTTTCTTGTAATTTTGTGTTCTAGTGACATATTATAGTGTTATTATTTTTTTCAATAGGTTATTTTTTTGAAAATATTTTTCTTTAATTAATTCTAACCCTTTTATTTTTTGATTATATATTTCATCGGAGTTATTTAAAATGTTATTTAACATGTTCTCAATACCGTCAATATCGTTAATATCTTCTATTAAAATGTATCCATCTTCAGGATATATTTCTTTAATGTTTTTACAACCAAAATAAATTGGGATTGTATTCGTTAATATGTTGTCGTAAAATTTTTCAGTTATCCAATTTTTTTCAAATGAATTTTCTATTGAAATATTAAATTTGTAATCAACTAAAGCATCTTTACGTTTTGGACTAGTACTACCATCAAAAACATCTATTGTACCCATCTGTCTAATTTTTTCAAGTATCCTATATCTTTGAGGATATAAACAGGTGGTACCATTATCAGTATTTAAGTTTGTTATTGAAGTTGAAATTTTTTTAGTTTTTTCAAAAACGGAGTTAGATAAATTATCATAATTCCAAAAATCTAATGTGTCAACCCAAGGACCTCTTCCACCATAAAATGTATGAGCAATAGATTCAACAAAATTACCAAAATATAACTCTTCCGAAAACCCATAAATTGTAGTATTTTTTTCAAAATGTTTTTGATGTGCTCCAGTCCAAGAAGGTTCATGTGGGAACACAAAGGATTTTGAGTTTTCTTTAATTTCTTCGTTCACATAATTGAAAAATACGATTACATCATAAGAATCATCAAAAACAAATTCAACATTTGATAAATCAATTTCAGGTGTTTTAAATTGTCTAACTAATCTTTCGGTTAGATTTTTAGACGAGTCGTAACCAGATGATAGTTTTATTTTTCTCATCGTTTAATTTTTTCCCAATTATTATGATTGAACCCAACTTTAAACACTTCACACTGGTTACCCCAACCCATTTCTCCTACATTATATCCGGCAATAAGTGCGGAGATACCAATCTCAAATGATTCCATATCATAAGTGATTACATTGTTAGGGTCTTGTGTTTCAAATTTAGTACAAAACTTTTCAAACTCATCACACATCACAGGTAATTTGTCGTTGTTCTTAATCAATAAAATATGTTCACTTGGTAAAGTTGCATTCCTCCATTCAGGATTTACACCATAAAAAATGAATTTATTGTCAAATAATTTTTTCCAAGAACTATTTTTTAAAGTATCCATGTATTCGTTTTCAGCCCACTCGTATGTTCTGTTGGCCAACAAAACTAACATGTCAAGACCACTTGATTCCCATTCATTTATTTTTGAGTCAATTGTGTTGACATCAACATTATCAGTTAACCCTGCATCACAATCTAAATAAAGAACCCAATCGTATTTACTGTCAACATCTTTTATTGCGTGAAACTTTAAAAGTTGATTAAATGCTCCAACATGAGTTTTGTGGTTTTCTAAACTATATTCTCTAATGATAACTCTATCAGGATTGTTATTGATTTCATCAACAAAATATTTTGATTGATTTGTTGATATCATTACATCATATGGTGTTTTTGTTAGAATGTCATTTATCAATCTTTTAGCAAATGTGGTATAGATTTCTGAACCTTCTCGTTGTGAATTAACGAATGATATTGCGGATACTAATATGTTTTTCATATTCAAAATTTTAAAACCATCTTGGGTGAAAGTAGGTTGTTTTACTACTTGTTATTCTGTAAAGTTTATTGTTTTTTAAAAAAGATGAAACTCGTTTTTCAAAAGAGTCTCCTGCGTATTTAGGATAATGAATATCGGATAATTCGTTTTGTTCATTATAAATTTGAGATTTAAATTCATTTACAGGTATTAAAAAACACTGGTCTGAAAAGTTCATAGTGTATGACCAATCAGGGTGATTGTTAGTTAATTCATTACCATTTGATATGTAAAAGTTTTCTTCGTCTTTAGCTTGATGATATTGTAAATTCCAAACCGGGTTAACAACCTTAACAGTATTGTTTGTTTTCATTATTTCAATACCGTTATTTATCCAATCATAATCAGTTTTTTCAGTTAAAGAATCTCCAGTTAAATAAACCATGTAGTCAGTTTCACATAAGTAAACCGCTAAAAGTGGTGCAATAGAATACCAATATCCACCATTAAAAGAATTTTTATCAATGTTAAAGTATTCCAAAACTTTGTCAGAAAAATCATCGGTGAAGTAAAAATCATCAAGTATGTTATTATCTTTTAATTTTCTAGCTGATTCCTCAACAAGTTCTCGATTATTAACATTGGTTATTATTAAAACTCTTTTTAAAAATGGGTAATTTAGATTATCAAGTTTTTTTAAGAATCCACCCTGATTAATCATCGCATCCCAATCACCTTCAAAACATTGAGTAAAAAAAGTAATACTATTCATTAACTTACTGTATTATGGTTTAATTGACCTGTTATTCTATCACACCATCCTTTGGATTCAGAGTGAGGCCACACAACCCAATACGATGGTAATTGGTCTGTTTGAAATTCTCTCCAAACTTTACAATAATTATCAGGGTCTCTCATAAATCCAGCAATTTCATTTTTATCCGCATCTTTTCTGTACAATGTTTCATCTTTGTCATTATGGAACGCAACAACCCAAAAGTCATAATCAGTTTCAGGAACTTGAGAATATCCAATATCGATACAATGTTTGAACATCATACAGAAACTATCCCTCCATTCTTGTTCTGTTTCAAAATTATATGGGTTTGGTGGATAATTTTTGTCCAAAGTATATTTGTCGATTGCTCTTTTTGAAAAAAGAATTCCAGCATATTTTTCATAATCAGTTAATGTTCTGATAGGACCAAAACCATAAGGGCCATCATGACCTTCTTGTGTTTCACCGTCCATACCAAACAATTTTCTATTTGTTAAATGGGAGTGACTATTTTTTTGTCCCCAAGTTTTGTCATCATCCCATTGTTTTGTTCTACCCTTACGAGTGTACTCATGATATACAACAGGAATGTGTGGGTGGAATAAATCATAACCCCAAGTGTAAGCTCTCACCGCAATTGAAATTTCTTCACCATGGAAATAGTATTCAGGGTTGTGTTGAACTTCAGTTGAGAATTGTCCTAATGTAAAACAGAAGTGAGCCGAGTAAAATCTTGCGGTTACAGGTTTTTTCATTTCCATCCATCCTGGTATTGTTTCAGGTAAGAAGAATACCGCACCTTCAGGAATGAATCGGTCAAAAACCATTCTCCAAGCATCAGTTGCTCTTCCTGCAGGGTCATTGTCGGGGTCAAATGAAGGAACGTAGCCCGTAAGTAGAGGCTTCTTATATCCGTCCTTCTGTAACCCCTTTATCATCTTGATAAGGATATCGTCCCAATCCTTAACAAATCTCATGTGAGAGTCAATTTGTAGTGTGTAAGTTTCACCTTTATAAAGTTGTTGAACCTGATGTCTTGCCCAACATACACCTTTAGCATCTTGATATGGAATATCCAAGATTCTAAATCTCTTGTCGTTTCTATATTCATCCAAATTATCAAAACCATCTTCGTCACTGTATTGTCGTGCAATACCTAAAACAAGATTATTTGGTTTTTTTGCGTTTGCCAACATATCTTTAATTGTTGGAACTAATTGTGGGTCTCTGTAAGAAGCTATCTGAACAAATATTTTCATGAATAATGTATTTTATAAATAAAAATAAAAAACCCTCCACAAAGGTGAAGGGTTTTCTGAAATATATTGTTTTGATTTTAGTACGGAGAACTACTCGAGTAAACAACGCCATAATTGTTGTCAACTGTTTGGGTACCCGATGTATCAATAAGATAAGTACTAGATGTGTTAACGTTAAATAATAAAACCGTATTTGAACTAACAGTCAACGGTACTGTTGGTGTAGGTATCGTTGAACTTGTTGGGTCAAGCGATGTTGAACCAACTCTAACTTTAATATCTGTAGAATTTCCTGTCATAAAGAATCCAAAATAACCGATATCAAGTGTTGTAGCACTGTAATTTCTGTTGTCCGTTTGAACGCCACACGCAGTTGCTGTTAGTCCTGTTCCCATCCAAACGTTTTCAGTTGTTCCACTTCTCGAAACTGCAAAATATGTCCAAGTATCGGGTTGTAATGTTTGTGGTAACGTGTACGTCAATGAGCTATTATATTTTCTTACAGCTAAAGTTGTGTCACTTACAATAACCGATAAAGAGTCTTTACCTGCACCACCTAATATACCACCATTATATGAACCCGCAGGGTTTGGAGTTTTATACCAAAACTCAACCGAGAAATCATTTGTACCAACGGTAATACCAGGGGTAATAGTTAAGGACGTACCTGAGAAAAGAAGTGAACCAGGTCTTACTGGTGTTGGAGATGGAGTTGTCGTGTGAGTTGGAGTTATTGTTGGTGTAGGTGTTGTTGTGCTTGTTGGGGTTACAGTTGTTGTTGGAGTTACAGTTGTTGTTGGAGTTACGGTTGTAGTTGGTGTAGGTGTTGTTGTGCTTGTTGGGGTTACGGTTGTTGTTGGTGTAGGAGTAGTTGTTGAAGTTGGAGTTATAGTTGGAGTTACGCTCGTTGTTGGTGTTGGAGTAGGTGTCGTTGTTGATGAAGGGGTTGGGGTTGGCGTAGATGTTGAAGAAGGTGTCGGTGTTGGTGTTAAAGGGTACGTTCCATCATTTACTAAATTAATACTTGATTCAAAAACTTTAGCAGTGCTATAAGTTCCGTTTATCAACCAAATATTTTTTGTTTGATTTGGTTCAAGATTTATCTGATATTCCCACATGGAATCATCGCATCTTCTGTAATTAAAGTTGATTACGGTAGTTCCGGTATTCGTTAAAGTATATTTACTACATGCCATAGTTTTAGTTTTTTATTATAAATATACATTAAAGTAAAAACCCACCATAAAGGTGGGTTATATTTTTTATTTTACTAAAAGAACGTATTCAAATCTCGGATTTTTTGGTAATAACTCTGAATCATTTTTTAATTCGTCTGTACCATTCCATAAGGTTTGACTTACAACTTCATAAGGTGTTGTAATTGAGTTTCTTATTTGAGTTTTTAACTCCAAAACTGTCATAGTATCATTAACGTCAAAAGGACTTGCATATGTTGTAATTTCACCTTTTGGTTTTTCTCTATCTATTGTAATTTTTACTGATTTTTTCATATATTTAATTTTTTATTTTTAGTTTAATTAATCCCACCAAATGTAGTCGTTCATAGTGTAATCGTAGTTACCCGTATCTACTAACGTTGTTGATGTAATTGTGCTTTCACTTACCAAATATATGTAGTGACGATTGTTTTCATTAATAACAACATTAAATCTATCACCACATGCATATGTTGACCACCAAGTTGTATAAGGTGTTACTTCATTATTTAATAAGTTAAAGTTAAAATCGTATAAATTAATATTTGCATTTCCACTTGAATCTAAATACGTAAACATAAATTTATCACTACCCATTATGATATCATAATCTGAAGTACCAGGGAGTATGTGTGTACTTGTATATCCTGTTGGTGTTAATATGTTTGCCTTTCTTGTTGAAGGTTCAAAAGTTAACATCGCACTAACTTTAAGATAATCTTCTCTGAATTGATTTTGTGGTGTATAAACATTATATGTATTTGCAGAAAGAGTTAAAGTGTTTGATGTCAAGAATAAATTTGAAGTCTCATCAATAGTATAAGTTAATCCACTATAATTAATTAATTGGAAAAGCGAACCTTGATTTGTTGTGTATGTCCCAACATTAAATGTAATTCCTGAAACCAAACCACCAAATGAACCATCATTATTTATGTGCATTAATGTACATCCAGCATAAAAATTTGTATATATTACAGTTACAAAACCATCACCAACATTGTATCTATCTGTATATCCTTGATTACCTCCACCACTTACTGTAACGTTTGATGAAGTATATGTAACACCAGTATGAGTTAGTGCCATTGTTGAAACGTATCCGTTACCTGTATCACAAACTGTTTGAGCAATATTACTAGTTAAGAAATATGGTTGAATTGTTTTAGTTGAACCACTACTGTTTTGGAAAGTATAAGTTGTTAAATTTGTATCACCACTTAACATATAAATAATATCACAATAATTTACGTTAGTCCCTAATCCATTATAACTTGGGGTATTATATAATGTTAACACAAATGCTTCCGCACCACCATTATTTGGGGAAAAATTAGTATTAGAATTTAATGAGAAATCCGAGTAATTAGAACCTCTATTGTGAGTTGTTGTATTTAACACATCAGTATTACCATCATATTGGAAAACAAACCAATCAATATTGCTGTCTGAACTGTTCCATAATATTGTGACTAATTTGTTATCACCATAAAATTCTAAATTATAGTTATTGTAAGTGTCTCCTGTTGAAAAATCTAATGTTTGTAATAAGTTACCATTTGAACCATCATAAATTTTTATTGTTTCATAGTTTGAACCTGAGTTTGCATAAGTAATTTCTAATGCGAAACTACCATCAAAATATGTGTAAAAATCCACATTATAGTCGGACCCGTTAAAATTACTAAGTTCAGTTAAATCTTGACCGTTAACAAGATAGTTTGTATATACACCTGTGTTGTCATCATATTTTGCAATCACAAAATTATTATTTGACATAACACCATCCCAACTATTATAAAAATAAATTGATTGGTAAGAAGAGTCTGCGGTTAATGTGTATACATTTGAACCGTTAAAATATTTGTATATCCCATTATAATAATCTGAAAAATACGTAAGTTTACCTGCGTTTACATCATAATCATAATTACAATTACAATCTGCATAATAGTCTTCAATTACATTACCCGCAGCATCAGTGAAAACAGCCCATTGTAAATTACAAGTGTTTTGATTTTGGAAATAATATGTGTAACCCGAATTTGTTAAAGGATATACATCATTAATATACCAACCTGTATCATCTATACCTAAATCAATAACTTGTGCGGTGAAGTCACCAAAATATGATATTGATTCCCCATAGTTATTACTATTAACCATTTTAGAAACAAATGAAAAACTTTGACCTGTTACTGTTGATTCATTTATCACTAATTCATATGTGTAACCATATAATGGAACGTTAATTTGATAAGTTCCAAAATAATTTGGGTTCAAATAATCGAACGGTATTGTTTGGGTACCTAAATTAATTGTACCTCCTGATAATGGTGAAAAAGTAACATTTGCGGTATCTCCACTTAAATTGTTACTTAGTATTCTTACTCCTAGTGCCATAGTTTTTTATTTATAAATATTTGTTTTGTTTATTATATAATTGGTTGATATGTTATATTTCCCGTTGGAATATTCAAATAGGTTAAATCATTTGAAGGGGGCATTGGTGTTGGAGTTGGTGTAGGTGTAGGGGTCGGTGTTGTTGTCGATGAAGGTGTCGGTGTTGGTGTTGCAGTCGATGAAGGTGTTGGTGTTGGAGTAATTGGGTATACTCCATCATTGGTTAATTGTAAATTAGGTTCAAAAAGTTTTGCGATTTGGAACGTATCATTTATTAACCATATATTTTTGGTTTGATTAGGGGCAAGATTAACTTGGTATTCCCACATAGAGTCATCACATCTTCTATAATTAAAATTAATCGATGTGGTTCCAGTATTAGATAAAGTATATTTACTACAAGCCATTTTTATTTTTTATATAAATATCAAGTTGTTTAACATACGCCAACAACTACAACTTTAGTTCCGCTAAGTTGTATAAAAATTCCACCATTTGAAATGATACCTTTTGATAAAGGTGGTATTGTTAGTGCGGAATCACCATAAACATGGTCGCCAGGAACCAAAGACCCAAAAGGTTTTTCTGAATAAACTACAGTGTTTGTTGGTGTACCAAAATGGAACGACTCACAAACGTTTTGATATGACCCACCAGTTACTAAATTATAAATGTATACCATTGTCGGTGTTATTGTTGGTGTTATTGTTGGAGTTACAGTGTTTGTTGGGGTTGGAGTTGGTGTTGGTAAGGTAGGTGTCACTGTTGGTGTAATTGTATTTGTTGGGGTTGTCGATGGACATAAACCCACATTGACAATATCAAGAGGTGCACCATAATATTCTACTACAACATTGTTAGCACAAACATATTGTGTTTGAAGTGTACCTATTTGTGTTATAGTTATGTCACCAGTACATCCTGTTGTACTATAATAACCTTCTTGTACGTTATTGTAATTTGTAATTCTAAAATAATAGCAGTCCATATTTTATTATGTAAATGTTCCGTTGAACGTTGTTAGGTTATATGTTAAACTTCTCACATCTTCCCCATCAATACAACTTGTCATTAAATCTAAAAATATGGTTTTACCTGGAGCTACTGCACCATATGCCGAAGTAAATGTGTTGTTGATAAATGTATAATTACCAGGGTCAGGAATCATTGTCCCACCTTTATATAAAGTCACCTCCAAAACAACAGGATTAGAACCTACAGTACCGTACCACCCCGCGTTCGCTAAAATTGTAATAATATTCTGTCCTGGATATTGTGTCTTGAATTCAATCAAGTCAATTAACACACTTTCAAAACCCGTGCCTGTGTTGTCACCACCCCATGATAAAATTGGGTTACCACTTTGTGGCCATTCAGAAGAACAACACCAACCAATATAGTCAGATAATGTATTCTGCCCAATATTTGGTACAGTTACCCTCGTCCTTGTATCTAAATCGGTTCCATCAGTAAACGAATACGTGAACACCATATAATCGGCATCGAAAGTAAAAGGACCAGGTACAAATGGTATAGGTGTCGGAGTTGGTGTGGTTGTCGGAGTATATGTTGGTGTAATACTTGGTGTTAAAGTTATTGTTGGTGTTATTGATGGAGTTATGGATGGTGTTGGTGTAGGGTTAGGAATTACAACATAAGTTAAATTTCCGTTTGGTATTGGTATTGAATACAAACCACTTGGAGGTGCTGGTGTTGGTGAAGGTGTTGGGGTTGGAGTGTGAGTTGGTGTATGAGTAGGAGTCAATGATATGGTAGGAGTAATTGATGGTGTTAACGATATTGTAGGTGTAATTGACGGAGTCAATGAAATTGTTGGTGTTATAGTTGGTGTTAATGTTGGAGTTGGGGTTGGGGTTGGTGGACATAAACCTAAATCAACAACTGTTAATGAGTTAACACCTCCCGTTCTTACTACCGTGTTCTTTTTAGCACACAAAGATAAATTTGAATTTTGACGTAATATATTACCAGTTAGTAAGTACCCATCACAATTAATATAAGAATAAATTACATTACCTCTATCAGAACTATTAATTAGATTATAATATTCACAACCCTCAAAATTTCTTGTTGGAGTTATAGTTGGAGTAATACTTGCCGTTGGTGTGGTTGTTTTAGTTGGAGTTATAGTTGGAGTAATTGTTGGTGTTAATGTAATTGTTGGGGTTACAGTACTTGTTAGTGATGGTGTTGGTGTTGGTTCAGGGACAGTAACTGTATACGTATAATCGTATGTTGGTACATAACAACTATATGTTCCATAATAATAACTTGAATAATACGTAAATGGTATTACTTGATTACCTAAATTAACCGTTCCTCCTGTTTCAGGAAAGAAAGTAACTTCAGTTGTTAACCCGCTTAAATTTACACTTGAAATTAATACACCACAATCTGCCATATTAATAAATACTCAAAATTTTATATTATTGTTGATAACAAATCTATACTAAAAAAACGGTTAAATA